GATCGGGCAGATCCTGATGCGTGGTCAGAATCACCGCTCCGCCGTTATCGGCATGGCTGACGAATCGCGCCATTAATTTTTCCACACCGCCTTTATCGATGGCGGTTAAGGGTTCATCGAGGATCCACACCGACGCCGGACTGAGCCATAAGCGTGCTAATGCCACGCGCCGCTGCTGTCCGGCGGAGAGTTGTGCCACCGGCACCTCTTCAAAGCCCAGCAGATCGACCTGCTCAAGCGCGGCAAAAATCGCGTCTTCTTTGCTGCTACCGTGCCAGAAATGCAGGTTCTCTAGCGGTGAGAGTACCGATTTCACGCCGGGATGATGGCCAAGATAGAGCAGATTTTGTTGCCATACTTCGCGCTGTTGACGAAGGGGCTGTGACTGCCACGTTACGTCGCCCTCTTCCGCCCGGCTTAATCCGGCCAGCAGGCGCAACAGCGAAGTTTTCCCGGCTCCGTTTGGCCCTTCAATTTGCACAATGTCACCCGGTTGCACGCGGAAGCTCAACCCATGAAACAAGGTTCGCTCATCACGAACGCATGAGAGATTAATGACTTCGAGCATAGAAGGGAGAATCGCGGCAATGAATGAGGCGGGGATAATACCACATTGAATCTGTGGGCCGAAGTCTGTGAGCTGGCTCCCACTTACCCCAAATGGGGTATTCGTGCGCCCCAGATCAACAAATTGCTCAAAAATCCAACTCAGTTAAAATTTCGTTACTCTTAATTTGAATCTTCGTAACAAATCGACCTTGCAAAAACCAGCTACGCTTATGACGCAATGGCATTATCACCTGAGGAAAACATGAAACAATCACCATCGATTTCAAACAGTGACAACGATGTAGAGAGTGATGAGAAGGAGCAAGGTAAGGAGATAGAAGTCGATGAAGATGCCCTGCCCTCGCAGGCTGCGGCGATTCATGAAGAGATACGCCAGGATGGGGAAAAAGAGCTCGAGCGTGACGGCATGGCGCTGCTCTGGTCCGCGGTTGCGGCGGGACTGTCAATGAGCGCTTCGCTGATGGCGAAAGGCATTTTTCAGGTCCATCTTAAAGGCGTGCCGGGCGCATTTTTACTGGAAAATTTGGGTTATACCTTTGGCTTTGTCATCGTGATTATGGCGCGCCAGCAACTGTTTACCGAGAATACCGTTACCGCCGTTTTGCCGGTGATGCACAAACCGACCGGCAGCAACTTTGCGCTGCTGTTACGGCTCTGGTGCGTGGTGCTGCTCGGCAATCTGATTGGCACCGCATTGGGGGCGCTGGCCTTTAATCATATGCCAATATTCGACGATGCGACGCGTCAGGCCTTTACCGCCATCAGTGAAAAAGTGATGGTGAACTCACCAAGCGAAATGTTCGCTAATGCGGTGATATCAGGCTGGATTATCGCCACCATGGTATGGATGTTCCCGTATGCGGGTGGCGCAAAGATTGTAGTGATTGTGATGATGACCTGGCTGGTGGCGTTAGGCGATTTAGCGCATATCGTGGTCGGTTCAGTCGAGGTGCTGTATCTGGTGTTTGCGGGCACGCTGCCGTGGTACGAATTCTTCTGGCCATTTGCCTTGCCTACGCTGCTTGGCAACATCACGGGCGGTACGCTGATATTTGCGTTGATCAGCCATGCGCAGATTCGTAACGATATGAGTGAAGCGGCGAAAGCCAAAGCGCGTGCGGAACAGAAGCGGAAAGAGAAGCAAAAACAGGTGTAAGCCTGGTCTTAAATTGCTGATAGATTGAGCAAACAACCGCTGCATAGTTAAAATCAGGTTCGCGGTGCGCTATACTGCGCGCCCGGCGTCTCCTTAGTTAAATGGATATAACGAGCCCCTCCTAAGGGCTAGTTGCAGGTTCGATTCCTGCAGGGGACACCATATAGCAGTTCGCACCCATCCTTCTCCGTTCGCTAAAACCCCATTGCACCAAGCACTCACCTAAATTACCGTTCGCAATCGTTCGCCATAGTTCGTTGACAGCCAGACTATTGGCTGGGTAAATTCTGGGTAAATCAATTTTACCCACCCGGATTTTACCCAATGCTCACGATCAAGCAGATTGACGCTGCAAAACCCAAAGAGAAGCCTTACAGGGTTGCAGATGGAAACGGACTATTCCTCTATGTGCCCGCATCCGGAAAGAAGGTCTGGCAGGTGCGCTACCAGTTCGACGGGAAAGAGAAGGTGCACACGATCGGGAAATATCCGGAGATTGGTCCAGCGGATGCCCGAAGTATGGCTTTTGAGCTGAAACGCGATTTGGCTGTCGGCCTGAATCCGGCCGTGAAGAAAAAACAGAAGGGAAAGGAACCGGACTCGTTTGGTTCAATTTTCGAGGAGTGGTACAAGCATAAGAAGCAGGTTTGGTCTGAGAAGTACGCCAGTGAACTCAGGCGCATGTTTGATGACGACATCCTTCCTTATATTGGCAAGCTGCAGATGGATGACATCGAGCCGATGGCCCTGCTGAAGGTGTTGCGCAGGTTTGAGGATCGGGGCGCGATGGAGCGAGCCAACAAAGCGCGGCGCCGCTGCGGTGAAGTGTTTCGCTATGCAGTCGTTACCGGACGTTGCAAATACAATCCGGCGCCAGACCTTGCTGATGCAATGAAAGGCTACCGAAAGCAGAACTACCCATTCCTGCCAGCCGACCAGATACCAGCGTTTAACGCAGCGCTCGCCACTTATTCAGGAAGCGTCATTTCCCGCGTTGCTACCCAAATCCTTCAGTACACCGCCCTGCGCACTAAAGAGATGCGTAGTATGCAATGGACAGACGTCGATTTCGAAAACGACCTGATTACGATCGCCGCGGATGTGATGAAAAATCGTAAGCAGCACGTGGTGCCGATGTCACGCCAGGTAAAGGCGTTGCTGAAGTTCCTGCACCCAATCACCTCCACCTCGGCATTCGTATTCCCCGGTCGCAATGACAAATCAAAATCAATCAGTGACGCGGCCGTGCTGCTGGTAATTCGCCAGATTGGCTATGAGGGGCTTGCCAGTGGGCATGGTTTCCGGCACCAGTTCAGCACGATTCTGAACGAGCACGGCTGGCCGCATGATGCGATAGAGCGCCAGCTTGCTCACGTCGATCGCAATAACATCCGAGGCATCTATAACCACGCGCAGTATCTTGAAAAACGCAGGGAGATGATGCAATGGTGGGCAGATTATCTGGAAGGAAATGGGGCGTAATGCCCCTCAAATCGTCGGCCTGTCATCCTCATGCATGGTCGTGATTTCATGCGTCACCACTCCCACCACCGCAATATCTTCCAGCAGGTCATCCATCAGGAACGCGCCATCGTCGGTAATGAGGCGCCGCGGGTGAATCATGATCATCGCCCACTCATACATGCCTGAGATATCAATCAGCACAGTGTCACCGTTTACCGGGTAACGCTGCTTATCGATTATGCACCTGCGGCCGTTCAGCTCCACCATGCTGGAAGTCTCACGCGTAGACAGGATGTGCTGCAGCGGCTGAAGAAGAAACGTCACTTCGCTACTGGCAGGTCCGACAGTCTGGTGGTGTATGCCGGCGACAACATTTCGCGCTTCATCTCCCAGGATTTCTGGATACCCTGTCCTGCAAACCATAATTTCCCCTTCCCGCTCTGGTTCAGACCATCAACGACACGCATCAGCGATTCGCTGTTGGCCTGTGGCTTGAATTCGTCAAAGAGATTGAGCTGTGAGACGCCCTGACTGTAAAAGTCGCTCAGCATCACGCCAGCTTTCATATACCGGCATCCGTCGCGCCAGATGTGGTCGAGTCCCTGCATGGCCACGCGTATTATTTCTCGCGTGTCATTCGTTGAGGTCAGGAGTCTGCTCATGGCCTGGTTGCCATAGAACACTTCGCCCTCTGCGTGTGGGCTTGTTCGGACGAAGACCGCTACCTGACTGCAATACTGACGCTCCCTTCTCAGTTTCTCAGCTGCGCGTTCTGCGTACGAGCAAACCGCCTGCCTCATGTCCTCGTATTCAGTGATGCGTGAACCAAATGAACGTGAGCAGACAATCTGCTGCTTAGTCGGCGCGAACTCTTCCAGCTCGAGGCATGGCTCGCCGCGCAGTTCTCGGATGGTTCTTTCCATTACGACAGTGAAGTTATCGCGCATCAGCTTGATGGGGCTGTTCGCTAAATCCAGGGCTGTGTTAACGCCCATGATTTTTAGCCGTTTGGCGATTCTCCTTCCTACGCCCCATACATCCTCAACGTCAATCAGCGCCATAAGTTTTCGCTGCCGCTCAACGTCAGAAAGGTCAAGCACGCCGCCGGTCTTCGTCCACTTTTTAGCAGCGTGGTTAGCCAGCTTCGCCAGTGTCTTTGTCTGTGCGATGCCAACGCCAACAGTGAGGTGCGCCTCCTGCTTTATTCGCGCTCTCACCTTTCGGCCGAGTTCATCGAATGACTGCAATCTGTCCAGTCCGGTGACGTCCATGAATGCCTCATCAATTGAATAGACCTCAACCGACGGCGCCATATCTTCAAGTATGGTCATCACCCGGTTGCTCATGTCGGCGTATAGCGCATAGTTGCTGCTGAACACGTGAATCTTGTGCCGGCGGATTTCGTCCTTCAGCTTGAAGTAAGGCGCACCCATCGGGATTTTCAGCTCTTTTACTTCGGCGCTTCGGGCGATGACGCAGCCGTCGTTGTTGCTGAGAACCAGAACCGGCTTACCGCGCAAATCAGGCCTGAACACCGTCTCGCAGCTGGCGTAAAACGAGTTCACGTCAACGAGCGCAAACATCACATGCCGCCGTTTGGATTGAATACCTGAAACACGCGCTCCTCACCTTCCGATGTTGAGATATCCCGGAATACTGACTTGTGAGCCTCGATCCAGTTATTCGCTTGACGTGGCGTGTAATGCCAGTTCAGGCGCTCAAGTTCAGTGACAAAGTCGAGTGTGCTTACGGTGTACCGGCCAGCAGCATCGCGTTTGATTGCGAACCTGAAGGCATCTTTGATTTCGTACTCGCGGGGCATGATCATCTCCCTCCCTGATAGATACTGTATATAAATACAGTAATATCGATCGGTGGGATCGATCAAGTCGCTGCACTTGAGGAATTTGTAAAGCCATTGGTGGGTAAAGAAATTTAGTTTTTTAACTGATGGCTTTTTGACTTAAGCGATTAGAAATCTACGCTTAATTAGCAACATATCGTTGCTTTAACGGGGAAAGGAAATGATGAAGAGCTTCTTAGGTGGGATGATCATAATTACAAGTCTAATGACATTAGCAGGTTGCCAGCATGAAAGCCCTGCTGTAGGTCCGGATGGCAGACCGCACGCGCCAAGTGGAGAGTCAGTACCAGGCGGCCCATTAGGTAAAGGACCGGTTGGCCAGCCTCAGGCATGACTGAAAGTCAGCAGGCACAATTCAGTGCTTGCTGACTCCAAAGAGATACATCGCTAACTCAGCTACACAGCTCCCGTCCTCATCTTCAAACATTGCCGCCATGTACCCGACCAGAGATTCATTGGTAATCGGGATTCCCTCGTCAAGCATGTTAATCACCGCCTGCCCCATGACGGTACGCACTGCATCCATCGCAAGGTCGCAAACTTCAATATCCATGCATCCTCCTTTAGTGGAGTCTTCACGGTACGCCTGCAGCTGAGCGCTGGTATAAGAAACGGCTCAAATGGTCTAACCTCAAGGTTACACCCGCAGCCTGCACGAAGATGGACGCGGTCTTAAGCTGCCCCGTCGCCGGGGCTTTTTTAAGCGTCGAGTCCATCCAAATCCTTCAAGCGCTTACCCAGCCCTTCGACTATATCCATTAAAACTAAAAGCGTTTCGTGATGAAGAGCAGCAGATGGACCAGCCAGTTCCACATTTTTAACCTTTTCAATTACCGTTCCATCTTTTAACTTTCTAGACCCGCCTTCAAAAACTGCATCCGGGAATACTTTCTCAAGATCTTGAGCCAAAAAACCATAACCGGGAGAGGCGTCATCAAGGCGATCCCATGAATAACCCCGCAACATGCGCATTTTAGAAAGCGGGTCCTTGATTATCTGCTTGTTAGTTTTTAATCGCTCATCGGAAGTATTCACCCAGTTTCCTGCCGTCGCCTCCGCATTTCCGTTGGAATAAAAGCGCCAGAACCTGTCTACGGACCAGCCATTGTACTGAAGCACACCGAAAACACTGGAGCCCACCTGTTCAATCGCCCGCATTCCAAAAAATGCACCACGACTGTCTCCATAAGCGCCGCGCCCGTTAATAAAACTACGGAAATCAACACCATTTAGAAATGTACCTGTCGCAGGATTAGAAAAGGTGTTGCTGATAATATCAAGACCAGAACCTGCTGCCAGGCTGCCACCTGTTTTGTTGTTAACAGTGCTAAGGCGGCTGTCATTACCTTGAGCTACAGTTCCTGCAACTGCACCATAAGCCAAGCCCATGTTAGTTCTGGCAGCCGATTTATCGGCAACGCTGGCAAGATTGTCGGCTTTAGTCAGCACATCAGAAGAGTTGGCTTTGCTTGCCAAAGCGCTTGTAATTCCACTCCAAGCTGGCCCCTGCCAAGAGGTTCCATCTGGCAGCGTTACCGTAACCGTTCCAGTGCCGGTGAAGATCTGCTGCCAGTTTGCTTTATCCAGGTTGAAGCCACGAATGGCGTATGTAACCTGCGCTGCCAACTGCGCAGTAATAGCTGCCATCGTACCGTAAGGAACCGGTGTCCATGACTGGCCTGTTGCAGATGGCCCCGTATATTTCTCCATCAGAGTAAGAGATGTATTCGACTCGATCGACTTAACGCCAAGCGTATATGCCAGACCGCCGATAGTAGAAACCAGAAAGTCATTCACTTTTAATTCAGTAGTGAAATTAGTTCCTGTGCCTGTGACGGTTGCTGAGTTATTTGTTAGAGCAATGGTGCCTGCTGGCATAGTGTTCTCCGGGCAATAAAAAACCCGGCACGATGGCCGGGTCATTAAATTAAGCGTTATTTAGAAGTAATCGACTGCATCGATGCATGGTATGGAACAACCAACCTGCATTGCTTTAGGGCTTAATGTTTTAGCCCCCTCGCCAACCGTGGGGCCTCGCGCGCAGGAGACCTGATAGCCATCCATCTTAAAACCCGCGTACATAATAGGCCTGTACTTCCAGGTAGCATCAGACCTACTTTCAGCGCCGCTTTGTGAACCTATGCTACAAAGTGGGATCATAGGCTGGGCAATGCTCAATGAAGGTGATATCCATTGCAAAACTTCGCCATCACTTGTGTCCTGATTTTCATATCCGGGGAAATTATATGCCGCACCACGCCACATTACTGGCGGATATTTACTGGTGAAAGTATTTGCCCCGGCGGCATTGCGAATAACCATCCCATACCCTGAAGCTGGCAATTCTGGTGAAAATCCGCACGAAACAATCACTATCTGCACGCCATTTACCGTCCCTCCACTCACTCCCCCAGGTCCATAAACGTCAATTCTATTGCTTCCACGCTCAAGATATAATGTCCTGTCTCCGCCACTAAACCGCACAAAGCAAACATAGTTTCCTTTAGCAACAACATCAGACGGTATGGTCCAGCTTCCATTAATATTTACGACAGCTCGATAAGTGACAAATCCGAGCATCGTGGTGTCATTTAAATTCAGGAAATCAGACCCATTTCTGATTCGTATTCCATATTGGCTGCTTCCCAGAGATGCGCCGCCATCGACAGATAGAGTGTCAACGAAGCCAAAAGCATTTTGTGATGTTTGTGCATCCTGATGCCCTCCTACTTCATAAGTGAAAACCCCTGACGAAGAGAGGCTATAGCTTTTGATGTAAAAGAATCTGCTTGGTCCGTTTACCCCTACAAATGAGCGGATCAGGTTTCTTGGAATTATTAGTTGTGAGGCTCCGGGAGTAGGAGATTTTACCTGACGGGTTCTATTTACACCGTTTAGCTCAAGATATCCAAGGTAAGAGATAAATCTTGCAGAGCCATCTAATATTATCTGCTTACCACCATCATCGGGAGTTATTCGTATTCCATACACATCAGCCATCAGTTTAGCTTCCCTATAAAAGTCCTCTCAACTCCACCTGTGTCATAAACACCAAAGCCATTGGAGTTCAATCTTGAACCGCCACCAACGCCGCCATTTCCATTTAGTTCGAATGAACCATCATTATTCATGATCGTGCCAGAACGCGCTGGGACATAGTTTGCTGAATACCACGAACCAACCTTTGCCAGTGTTATTGACGCATAATTGATAAATGCATCGTTTATAAAGACCTGTCCATTTACAGTCGCGAATGCTAACTGGTAGTTTCCGGCGTTACTTCCGGTATAAATGCCAAACTGATCAGCATTGAAGGCCAGCGTTGATTTATAAGAGCTGCCAGATGGCTCTATTCCTATAGCCATGCCAGCACCGTAATAAACACCGCTGCGAGTAATCCCCACCCTTAATGTGTAGGAGGCTTTAGCGGTCCCGTTATCCGTTACGGTTGCCGTGAGTTTTTCATTCACGGCCGCATTCAGGTCACCAATCTGAGCCTGTACCTGATTTTCCAACTGCGCCATAGCCTGTGACACAGTCGCAACTGTGGTTTTCACAGTAATGATGTCAGCGCGAACCTCTCCATTAATAGCGAACTGGTGATCGACAGTTGCGTTGTTATCCAGCGCGTTCTGAAGCATGCCTTCGATGTTTGTGTCGATTTTTCCGGTCAGATTCTCGAAAGCTTCTGAGTTTCGGATCGCATCGTCGATATAATCAATCATGCCCGGAATATCCGATGAAGCCTGACCTGATGCCTGTACGAATGCCGATACACCGAATGCATTCTTGGTGCGCACATACATGTAGTAGGTCGTGTCAGCCTTCAGCCCGTGAAGCGTCCACTGTGAAGCGCGGCCGAGGAATTGCGCTTCACTCTCCACGGCGCCAATGCTGCTCGCAGGAACTTCGCCGGTGTACCAGAACTCAAAAGAGGTATCGGTTGTTGCTGACACACTCATTACCGGCACGATGTCGGCGGAGAAGATGCCAGGCGTCCACTGAATGAAAGTTGGCGCAGATGGAGCGCCGATCACCAGGCTAACCTGCGTCTCTGCTCCCTTCATCCCGTTCTCATTCCGGCCACGCACACCGAGCGAGTAGCTCCCGGACTCCAGGCCGTAAAAGTCATAACGGAACTGGTCAGTTTCATACTGCGCAACCACTTTGCCGTCCATGCTGTATACATAGAGCTCGAAAACGATCTTCTTGGTGAGCGTTGCAGTCTCCCAGGTCGCCGATACCTGAATGGTCTCGCTGTTGACGTTGATGATGCGCAGGTTCTCAATGTTCGGCACACGATAACCATTTAGCGTATCGCCGGGTGTATCGAATACCGCGCCGTCATCGACTACAGCCTGCTTATTCGGGTCGTACAGCGTTGCAGAGATGGAGTAAACCGAGTTGTTCTCGTCTTCGGAAATGCCCATGATGCGGAAAAGGCGCGGCGCGACTTCGTCAGTAGAAATCACAAACACGGTGCCATCACGCACCCACGCTGGCGCAGTTTTGAGGCGGATAACGCGACCCGTGACACTGGCAATCTCGTATTTAATGAACTTGCCAGTTGAACCCATGATCGACATTTTGTCGCCGCCGCCGGCCAACTCAGACACATCAGCATCAACCGTTATTGACGTGCCGCTGTGCGAGATGATTCGACCGCCAAGACGCGTGGCTGCATAGTTGTTATCCAGCACCTCCACCACGTCGCCGGGGATGAAGCGAATTGCCTCTCGCGCCATCTTGAAGGTGGTTTTCTTGGTTTCTCGCTTGGCTGTTTCAATTAACCATTTACCGGTGCGGAATGCCTGTCCGCGAGAGGTGCAACCGAAAGCCTCCATAGTGGTTTCGTTGTAGCCGTAGCGGTCAATTAGGCCATCATCAGACACATATTCCTTAACCTGTGACCAGCCGTTATTCGGGTCTGTCCATGAGACGATAACCGCGTTGTAGCGCTCCGATCGCTTCATAGAGCTGTAAGTGAACAGCCCATCCACGACGTTCGCGTTAGTAATTGATGCAACCGGGTCTTGCGGGTTATCCAGCATCACTGAGAAACGCATGCCATCCCATAATGCGATGCCACGGAACATGCCCGCGATATCGTCCAGCAGGTCACGCGCGCTTTTCTGCTCGGTGATGTAGGCATTAAGCGTGAAGCGTGGTTCTTTGCCGCCAAAGCCGTCATCGACAAGCTGATCGCAAAACTGCGAAAGCACGTACAGGCTTCCGTCATCGACATCAACATAGCCCGCTCGTCGTGCCAGACCGTAACGCGTGTTCTTCACCAGTGCGCGGAACAACCAGGCTGGATTGTTCGTCCATGCCGATTTGAACCCACCTGTCCAAATTCCGGTGTAAGTTCTGGCGATCGGGTCATAGTTATCCGGCACATCGACAATCAACCCGCGCAGGTGGTAGGTGCGAGAAGGCGTATCTGTGTACTGGTCACGGTCAACCACGCAGCCAGCGACAGCAGCATAGGGGTATGACAGGTTATCGTCGGTGATTTCGGTGAAGCTGTTCCAGATGGTTCCGTTGTTCAGCAGGTCGCTAGAGCTGTCAGCTGTAACGCGGCGCAGGCGGATGTCGAATGGCTTAGTTTCAGGCGCATCAAACAGGTGTGCTTCAAGATATTCGCCAGACTGCTTACCGGTAATCGTCACTGTCTTCTGGATTTGCCATGCACCGGCGCTACCAGAGCGGGTTTCGATTACCATCGTCACAGATGTTTCGTGCTGATTACCTTTGCTGTCCTGCTCAACAAGGCTGGACACGCCGATGTTCATACGAACGCGATCGACATCAGTGTCCGTAACCGTGCGCACCAGAGGCGTTGCCTGAGTCACGTCCGTGTTAACGACCGTTGTAGCCTCAATGGTATTAAAGCCGTTGATTGGCGTCTGTGTCGCCGTGCCCGGGCGCCATGCCACGCTCACGCCATTAATCGTCGTGCCGCCTAGGGAATCGGTGACCGGCGTCTTATTCAGCATGAACGAGGAAAGGTGCTGCTGGTCTACCGGTCCGTAGATTGGGCCTTCACTGATAAGGTCGAGAACGCGGAGGAATTGCTTCGATTTGAGGTTGTCGTCGATTAATTTTGGAGTACTGCCACCGCCGCCGCCTGAGCCCATGCTTTCACCTTAACTAATTGAGATATTCCAGTCCTGATTGTTCGACGTGTCGATGCCAAGGCTGATTACGTTTGAGCCAACAACCATCTCACCCAATAGCAGAGGAACCGGTCTGCCCTGCCCAATGCGGTTCTCCGCGCTGGTGAATGAGTTGTTGGTGATGGAATTGCTGTCCTGATCCGCTGATGAGCTCGTCTTCATGTGCGAGGTCATATAGAGCGAATAGGCAACTGAAGCGACAGTGACCGCGACCATAATCCATACGGCCGCCACCGCCGAAATCGAACCTTCTACGATCGGCACGAACAACACCGTAGCGCCATCTTTGATATGCCGGTTCATGTGGAATTCAAGGTTGTCGGCTGAGATGTCGCTGCCATCGATGCGCATGCGCAGTCGGGTTTGGTAGAAGTCGCGTTTGAATGCTGGGCACTGAGCCAGCAACAGGCGTAACCCCTGGGATGGGGTATCTACGTTTAAAGCGATTTGGCGGAAGTGTCGTCGTAAGTTTCCAGCGAATTTAAATATCAGCATTCACCCTCCGAAACGTGTGTTTCTTATGATGCTGAAGCTTTCCATTAACGCAGCGATAAACGAGAGAATCAGTAAAACCATTCGCCCTGATATCTTTGGCGCCATGCATGTAAGTCTCCTTACCGCTTTCGATGCATGTGGCTACGACTACGCCCTGAAACCACATATGTTTTTTGCCACTCGCAAGGTGCGCGCCAGCCCTATTAAGGCCGGTATTAAATGCATGTCTTATATTCTCTTTAGCGGTCACCCACTCCAGATTTAAGTAAACATTGTTCGATTTAACTCCATCGATATGGTTGACCTGCAACAAGTCCGATCCGCCAACAATGAAAGTATCTGCGACCAAGCGATGAACATATTTCTTCGCGGGCTTTCCATTAACGCACAGAGTTACGTACAGATATCCGTGTCGATCTTTGTGCTGCTTTAAACATTTTGACTTGCCTATGCGCCATACAAGACCAGATGAGGAAACCTTATAAAAATCTTCATAGCCACGAACTGGCAACCAAATTTCCTCATAGGGTTTTTGATTTGAAATCATCATAAATTCCTCTTAGGTCTAGCGATGAGCATTGTTCATGCCTCCAGATGGAGTGGATCAGGGGTACGTGAATCTGGCGAAGCGGTTCGCGGCGGCTAAGCCTGCCGTGCACTTCGTGATGCAGGACGATGTTGTCACCAAGCCAGATCATGGCGTGGCATGGGTCGCACTCGGGAAATGCGCGGCGGATAATCACATCCCCTGGCTGAATAGCCTTGAAGCCAACATCGTGAAATCCGTTGGATGCCATGTTCTTCAGGTAGAGGTTTTCACCTCGCACCCACCAACCGTTGGTTCTCTCAAAGTGGGGCAAATCAATGCCGCAGAGGTGGTATGCGTCCCGAAACAGCGTGTAGCAGTCCATCACGCCATGCTCAAACCGGCGCCCCAGCAAATGCGGCACAGGCCGGAATTTGCGTAGCTCTCCCCCGCTTGCCAGCCACCATTCGATTCCAGTAGCCAGTTGTGCAGTGCGATCGGCAGCGGACAGCACCATTTTTTGCTCAGGGTGAGAATGAAAAACGGCGGTGATTTCCCCCGCCGTTTCTGCTTCAAGCCAGTCATTTTCGCCTATCCGGAAGTTACACCCCGGTTCGGTATGTTCATTCGCACAACGCCAAAACCGGTTACCGTCGATAATCAGCCCGCACACCTCATTTGCTGACTCTGCGGCATACGCCAGGCATTCAGATTCAATCATCATGACACCTTGGCTGAGCCTGGATAGCCGCCGTATGGCAACGCACTTGGTTTAGCGAAACGAAGACGGCAGCCGCTGCGATGCTTGGAGCATTTATCTCGCGACATGTCGGAGGTTGGGTTGTCTTTCTCGTCAGCAACGGGTCCGCCGGAGTAACCGCAACCATCGCCGCGATAAACCCACTGGCAGACGTCAGCCAGAATTGTACGAGCCGGAATAATCGCATTGTCGCAATCGACCGGAGTGGCAAGGTTATAGGTGACCGTCTCGAAGGTTTCTTCCGCCATTTCCTCGATAACGTAGCGCGACACCGCTTCCATAGTCGGATCTGCATCAGCGTTTCCGTTCGGAAAGTTAACCGCGTCGAGATGCTTAACCAAAACCTGCCGGCGCGTTACAACTGCACCCAGCGCATCCTCGAAATCGTGGTTGATGCCGGTTATCAGTCCGGTGATGTTTGCCACTTTCATCGTCGGCCGCGAATAGGTGCCTTCTGACTTAACCTCAAAGCCTTCAACGTCAATGGGGTATGCCGAATAAGCAACTTTCTGCCAGATGACGTCGTTGAAATAACCGTTTGTTCCAGCATGAAATCGGAGAACGTCGCCACCAAATGCTTGCAGGTCCACTTCGTACAGGTCGAGCATTGCGCCGACACCGGCGTCAACGCTCTCGATAATGAGTTCTGCTGGTATGTCTCTCATCGCGGCACCTGCTCAAAGGTTGCTGTCAATTGGCTAAGGATTCCCGTTGTTTGCAGTGACCATGACCGACACACATACAGCCCTTGCACACCGGTATCCGATGGCGTCCAGTTGAACGACTCCACCGCCATGCGTGCCTTCAGGAATGCATCAGCAGCTTTAGCCACGTTGGGACGGCTGCACTTAGAGTCGTCACGCCCAATAAACGTCAGCGAGTATTTTCCCATCAATGGGTTGATGCCCTTAACCTGGCGCTGTTCATAGCCATCGCCCAACTTCACGACGGCTACATCAGGCGTGCGATCGCCCGTGAAGCCCTTTTGAGGGCTCCATATGAATGTTTCTGGCATGGGGGGTTATCTCAATAAAAAACCCGCCGAAGCGGGTTTGTATTTAATTGATGTGCGCGACAGGGTCGACTTTCGTGGTTCCGGAGTTTTCAATCAAACCTCCGTTAACCATGCCATAAATCTCGACATATCCTCCGTTGTTAGTAACGCCTCCAGAGGCCATCCCTCGCAAGATGAGAATACCGCCCGGCTCTACGGTAATTCTTTTTGTTACCATGCCGGGGACTTGCGCTTTAATTCCATTTGGGACTACAAGATTACCGCAAACCATCCCGCGAATTACCACGTCACTACTTGGCAGGAGGTCGCCCTCGTGCTTGCCTGTAATTTCCATTGTTTTGTCCTTAGAATGAATAATTGCCTGCTCAGCATAATACAATTCAAACACTTTTTATTTACGCTGCGTCAGCATTCCTCCAGGCCTTTGTTGATCCTTCATTGCTCGAAGTGATTGTTGGTAAGAAATTTGAGCAATCTGCTTGGTTAGCTCCTCAGGGTCTCCGGTAGTCGAATGAATGGTGAAGTAGTTGTGCTGCTCGATCACCCCGCCTCCACTGCCACCTCCCAAGTCGCTATTGCTAATCACCTTGCCATTGTCGCCTGGGATCATGTACTGGCTGCCATTGCTGGCTTTGAAGATTTCAGGCTTACCGCCTTCACCTACACGGTACATGCTGCTCGCGCTGACGGGCCCACCATGTTCGCGAGCACCGCCCATTGAGATGCTGCCAATACTTGTCAGGAGTGAGGCGCCCGCGCTGGCGATCGCAGCGTAGTTGGCAAATTTCTGCGCCGGTGTCAGTGCAGTGGGATCTGCCATTGCCTGCGAGATAGCCAGTTGCAGGTTTAAAGCAGCCTGAGCCACTGCAAACCCTTTGCTTAACGCGAACATTGCCTGATACGCGCCGCTGCTCTTTCCAGCTGCACCTGCAGCCAGGTTAGCAAGACCATCAAAGCCCTGAGATACCGATCCCACGATTGATGAAATGGCCTGCGACTGCATATTGGCTTCGTTCACTGCAATCTGCTGGCGTGCGTTAGCTGCTTGCTCCTGAATTGCTGTTTTAGCGTCTTCATAAAGCTGAGCATTTTGAAGATCGATAGCCTGATATTTTGCCAGCGCGTCTAACTTTTGCTGCTCACGCAAATCGATTTCAGCAGTTGGGTTTTGCACAGCACCCGTTTGGGCATCCGGCATCACTGCTGCTGCGGCAATCTCCTGAGTAGCGAACTTCCTACCTTGCTCTGCCTGAGCCAAATCACGCACGGCCTTGGCGCTGTCAAAGGTTTTAGCGGCATACTCACCCGCCTGGCGAATTTGTTCGTCGGTAGCGGCTTTGCCAAGTGATTGCTGCGCACGAAGGATGGCCTGCTCTCTACTCATCTCAACTGTGGAGCTCGCAGCAAGCTCGGACTGCTCTTTGAGCTTCGCAAGTTTTTGCGCCACTGATTCAGCTGAACTAGCTGTACTCTTAGCTTCAGAGTTTGCCTCCTTGGTTGTCTTCAGTCGCGCTGCTTCGGCCTGTTGAAGGTCATATTGTTTTCCTGCTTGCTCGCCCGCAGTATTGATTTGGTTATCATTGCCACCGCGTGATTGCGATTCCATTCTTGCCTTTGTCACCGCACGTAGGCGCTTATCAGTGATGGCAAGCAGTTCGTTCTCATCTTCCAGTTGCTGGTTGTATTCGTCAGCTTTCACACTGCGAGGTAACTGGAGGGTGGTTGAATTGAATTTTTCTTTGGCTTTACTAGCAAAGTCGAGCGATTTACCAAATCGGTTCATCATCCCCGTCGCAATGTCTGTTGCTTCACCATCACGACGAAGAAGATCGATGCCTTCCTTGATTGTGCCATTCAGCGTAGCTCTACCGATATTAATAGCGCTGTGAGTCTGATCCAACCTTCTTTGCGCTTGAGAAAGGTTGTCGGTCGCTATAGCCAGATCATCCTGTGCACCAGATAAGGCCGCTGACGCCTGACGCCCTCTTTTCGTGCTTTCACCCCAGTTATCGATTTCTTTTTTTAGGTCTGCCACGCGGTATGAAGCTTTATCGAATGCATCCTGAGATTCTTCAAGAGCTTCGCTCAATTCAGGGATGTTTTTACTCAATTTAGCGATGGATGATGCGATCTCAGTGTCAGACATGGTTTTGAACTTCTGCACCAGTGTGTTGACACTATCAGCCAGTTGCTCAGATTCTTTCCTCGCTTCTTTAGCCGCATTCGAGAAATAGAAAATTGCAGCGGCGGCTAAAGCAGCAACTCCAACCGGTCCGCCGACCAAGGCAAGGGCACCACGCATCAAAGATATTCCTGCATTAGCATTTCTTGCTGCTGTGTTAGCCGCAGCCTGGGCTGCAGTATTGGCAGCTAAAGCGCGATTGTAGTTATCAACTGCCGTAGCAGCTGCGACCCTTGCAGATGAAAGGGCCGCTTCTGCTGCCGCTGTATTTGCTGCACTGAAAGCGCTTGCCCTCATCATTTCAGCCAATCGAATCTCATCTAGGGCGCGTTGCTTGGCGGCCAAAGAAGCCCTGAGTTCCGAGGCTGTAAGATTTGCTGCTGCCTGCGCTGCCTGATTATCAGCTAATGCTGCCTCACGAGCGGAAATGGCTGTTTTAACTTTCGCTGCTGTTGCCGCTGCCAGTGCGCCTACAAAGCGACTACCCATTAATGTCGCTAGTGCCGCCACGGCAGACCCAATACTCTCAAGATTCTGACTTAGCGTAATGATGCCGCTGTTGAAAACATTTATTGAAGACTGAACAGTCGAAGATTCGCCAACAAATTTTGTGATGTTATTGGTAGCGATCGTCATCGCCTGCCCCATCGTCATCGCGGTATTGGCAAACTCTTTAGCAATTTTATCGCTTTGCTGCAGAAGACCTTTTACTACAACATCAGTCGTTAGCTCTCCCTGTGCAGCCATTGCACGCAGCTGACCAATCGTAACTCCAAGTGAATCAGCTAGAGCTCCAGCAAGTCGGCTACCGTTCTCGGAGATGGAGTTAAATTCTTCACCGCGCAGAACGCCAGACGCGAGCGCTTGAGATAGCTGCGTCATAGTAGAGCTGGCTTCTTCGGTGGTGGCACCTGATACAGCCAAGCCTTTGTTGATGGTAGAGGTCAGCGTGATCAGGTCTTTGGTGCTTGTACCGGCGCTGCGTGTTGCACGCTCTAGCCGACCATACAAAGTTGCAGTAGCCGCTAGGCTGCTCATGGTGTTCTGGGAAATATCGAAAACGCGTTGAGTTACTTCTGCAAGTTGCTCATTCGCCCTGATTGAGTTCGCCAGTTTATTGTTTACATTTACCCATTCGTTCCCATACTGCGCTACCTGCTGAATTGAAAGAGCGGCCATAACACCTTTAGCTATACCACTCAAGCTAGATAGTGCGCCCTGCATGGAGTTTACCGCTCGCTCAGTACGATTGAAGCTAGCCTCAAGCCTCCCCATACTACCGCCCATACCATTCAGCGCAGCATCTACTTCGCGGCGGGCAGCGATTAACCTTGCCGTGTCCATATCAACTTCATAAATGATGCTGCCTGCGTTTAATGTGCCTGGCATTTCATGATCTCCGAGCGAAAAAAAACCCGCTCAAGGCGGGTTGTTAAGCTATTTAAGGTTAATACCCTCTGATAGCGTCAATTGTTTGCGATCTCTGAGATTGCTCAATGATATTGTTAGTTGTTCCCATGCGAACTCTGGCGTCTTGCTGACCAGTTCTGATATACAAATCGCAGTCATCTTTGCTGATTTTAAGCGTACCCCGCCTTGCAAACTCGGCTTGTATTTTTGGCATGATTTCGGTATTGCCATAGCCAAGAGCCTGTCCTTTTAACGTACATAGACCAGCGTCATCATAGGAATTCAAAGGCTTATCATTTGCACACCCAATCAACAAAAAAGCTGGTAAGAGCCAAAGCGATTTTACATATTTCATCTTAAAGCCCCTGTTCAGCTTGGTTTTTTGCATCGTTTTTATTTTCATCAAGTACTTTATCGAACAAGGTTGACTCATAGTTTATTGAAATATAACCAATTCCTCTGCGCTGGCCTTTAATCTCGAGAGCTATGTCTCCACCGCCGGTGGGCTTATAAAATGCGCTGTAAGCCCCGCAACCTTGATAGGCTAAGCACTGATAGAATTCATCTCTATCCTTGTAAAGCTCACGACCAATAAACTCGTATTGAGAATCAGCTTTACCATATTTTTTGGAAAGGATGTCTTTCAGTTTCTTATAATCTTCAATGCCTTTTGCGCCATAAGCATCGTCTTTAATGTTTTCTATGACAACCACTTTAACGAGCCCAAGCTTGTCATCAATTACGCCATAGAATTCATCAAAACCAGGAACTTTTACTGGTGGCGAGCTGAGTAAGAAAAGCTTAAGTCTCGTATCATTTTTTGCAGCAGGTTGAGCTCCATACTCTTTGACCAGCTTTTCCTTGCTATCGCCCCAACTCAAACCAAGTGGTGCCGTAAAACCCTCTTGAGAAAGGGCATTTGTTGATGCACCCAATAAAACAGCAATTAATGCGAACTTTAATTTTTTCATATCCCTATCCCCATCAGTAATTGATGGGGTAAATCCTAAAGGGAAACTGATGCAAAAGGAAGCAAGAAACCCGCATGAGCGGGTTAAGAGAGTTTGCGCGATTCAGTTATGAAAGTGACGATCTGGGAGCTTAAGCTCTGGCGAACTTTTAAAGTTGTCTGGTCCCTGATTTTCGAAATGGCTTCTTTTTGTTGAGCACTTAAACCAGACCACTGCGCTTTATCTGGACCAATTGAATCATGGTACTCAGAGAGTTCAGCGCCACATTTATCAAAAGCTTCATCTGAAATGCTGCTGGCTGATTTGGTGGTTTTGACTTGGCTTTCAGCATATGTGGTAACGCATCGGCTGAGATTGTCAGCGGCACCTTCTAAGTTAGCGTGTGCCACAAAGCACGTCATTAAGCCTAAAGCGGCTATAACTAATTTCACATCCCTATCCCCATTGGTATCAGTCGGATAAATCCTAGCATGTAGTGGTCGCAAGTTGGTGCAAAACCATTAGCACTGATCATCTGTCAGGATGGGCGAACTGCCAAGTCAATGCTAGGATTCCTCTTAAAAAAGGATACTAGGATAAAAGCGATGCACGACAAAAATGCTGGACAAGTGCGTGACTCTAACGAAATTACTAGAATCACCTTTGACATGATCAAGTATTTTTTCCAAGAGATTGAGCATAAGCATGGAGAATCTGAGTGTTCATTCTGCCACTCAACTACATGGCATATCCATAAGTCACCTTATGACCCATCCAATCCAAACGTTGTGACGTTTCCAATGCCATTTTCCCCAGGTATCGGCATGTGGGCATTTCCAATAGCCTGTGCTGATTGTGGAGATATGAAGTTTTTTGAAGCCTCTAAGGTTTATGATTTTTTGAAGTCAAAAGGTAAGCTATGACAGCAATTGATGCTTACTTTCCGAATTTCGTTGGCAATGCTGAGCCGAACGTTTTAGTTGGTGGTATCATTGAAAACATGGATGGCAGCACCATGTATGTTGCCGAAACAATCACCATGGTTCTTGACGAGGAGGGTGCCATGTCGAGACAAAATTCGTACGGTCATGAACTCCTTCATGCACTGAAGCTTAGCTGGCCGATAATCTTGGTCGTAGTTGGCGCCTCATTTGGATTTTTCCAGCTTACCCAGAGCAGGATTGATGCTTCACAGGAAGCGATGCAATCCCAACTTGCTGAGATAAGAACTCAAATGTCTGCTGACAGAGAGAGCGCTTCATCAGATAACTCTGCTCTGCGAAGCGATGTTAACCAAGGGCTGAACCGTGTAGCAGATAAGTTAGACGATATTGGTAAAACTTTAACGTCTATAAAAGTTGATCAAGCAACACAAAAAGCCCAGATCGAGCAAAAAAATAACTAGTAACCCCGGCTCTGGCCGGGTTTTCTTTATCCCTTCGCCATCCGCCTCGCCTTCCTCGCCAGATAGTCTTCAGCAACTGAATCGTACTCTTCCTTCGTGAAGCCCTTTTGCTCCGGATATTTGGCGGCTAGCAGCAATTGGAAATCCGTCATCGTAAGCTGCTCAGCCTCTTCCCGGCTCATGCCAAGATGCGTACGCGCTGCGCTGATGTATTCAAATGCGTTGAACTCGCTGGATGCCTGGGCGCCTTCGTGGCGCTGTAGCTTGCGCACTTTGGCCTTACCGATGACACCATGCGCCATAAGCGATCGGGCGATGATGATCATTTCCTCGGACGCCATGCGTCCCTTGCGATAAACGAATGTCCACTTGCCAGACCTGCCCGGCACAATCTCCCCGGTCAGCGCCGATACATCTTGCGGTGAGCAAGCCTGAAGCACCGACATCGCGGTGACGATCGCTTTCTTGCTGTATTGCGGCGAAGCGAGATGTGAAGTCAGCCAAGCGGGGATGGTTCCGAACGCTTTGAGCGCCTTACGCATCATGTCGCCTACTTCATCGTTATACAGGTCATACAGTGCCTGCACGATTTCATCTGGCTCACCGATTCGCGTCATGTTGATTAATGACGGCCTGAAAAAATATTCATTCTCACCGTCGCTAATCACGCACTCGCCGATTTCCTTTAGTGGCGTCATGTTTCCTCCATAAGCATTATCAAGGGCTGAAGCCAGCCCTTTGTAATGGTTACGAAGAAGTGACTGTAACCGCTGTTGTGCCGGTGAAATTTCCATCCGTCGAGGTGAACGTGATGGTCGCAGAACCCGCAGCCACCGCAGTGACCAGTCCGGTATTGCTGACTGTCGCTTTAGTTGCATCCGAAGTCGTCCATGCGCCGGTGCGATCGGTTGCATCGGTCGGCTGTACTGCGCCGGTCAACTGGCGGGTAGCGCCAACAGCGAGCGATGCTGTAGCCGGTGTCACGGTCACGCCGGTCGCTGGAACAGTTTCATCGGTGTCGAGAATATCAATAGTCGTGGCATCGCCAACCTTGAACTCGGTGGTAAAGGTCACGATGTCGTTCGTGCCACCGTCTGAGCTCAGCGCCGTAATGACCATGTAACCAACAAAGGTCACCGCTCCAAACTCCATGCGAACCCAAATGCCGGGCTGGCGGCGAGCTTTAAGCTCAGCAGTGAAATATTTAATAAAGCGATAAATACCGTACTGATCCAGCTTGTCGTTTTTACGCACTTCACCTTCAAAGCTGATGGTGAAATCAGAGTTGGTGATGATGCTTTCAACAAAGCCGCCACCGTCATCCGCATCGGAAGTTACTGTGTTAGGTGAGAAGTCCCACCCTTTGCTCGTTCCGGCAGCCAGCGCTTTCCATTCCGATTCCTGCGGCAGCGCATCGCTGCAGCCATCGGCAACTTCTAACACAACGGCGCCACCGAACAAACGTTCGTTGCTGTTCTGGCAATCAGCCATGGGGTAATTCCTCTTTGACGTTTATTTAGCTGCCGAAAGTGGCAACAAACTGAAGCCGATAGACAAGTCTGCCTTCGGTTGTTTGGACGGGGCCTGGAATGCCGCCGAGGTTTTCCAGATAGCCGACACAGGCGTCAGCCATTGGGTTTTGCTGAACGAAATCGATGATGTCCTGCACGCGTTGGTCCACAACGCCATTGCCGGACTTAGCGCCGACAACATCGACGATGATGTAATATTGTCCGCCGAGTTGATTGCGAATAGGCCCGCCACCATTAGGACGAAACACCATAAATTTATCGGCCTGATTGCCGGTGTCGTTCCACACGAGCAACTGAGTATTGAATCCTGCCGTCAGGCCAGCGTCATTGAAGAAGTTGCGCACGCGCGTATGCATTGGAGGATTCAAAATGACATCTCCTTCTGCACAATACGGTCGATAACATCGCGGCTTTCCTCGAACCCTTTAGTCAGGAATTCTTTCTCTGCCGTGGCGCGGCGGAACCGCTGCGGATTTGCCGGGTCATGCACGTAAGCGGCGTATGAAGCGGTGTAGCCAACACGACCAGTGATGCGTGCGCCATTAACGACGATTTCACGGAACTGGCTGTTGAGCAGATACGATGTATCGATTGGCGTATAGATTGCTGCCTGCGATGCGCCTACAACCATCGCGCTGGTAAGAGCGCGAACAACACGCCGGTCCTGAATGTTATCGATAGCGCGGTTAACGTTGCGTGAAACCTGCCTGATGCCTTTTACTTTCACGCCCATGGCTACACTCCGGTAATTATCGCCCAGTCATCTGCGATGCGGTCAAACGTGTCAGCGTACTGAATAGAGCGCATAACTTCGTCTGCTCCTGCCTTGATGGGGTCGGGCTCTGTGGATTCGCCAATGAAAAGGTAATCGCCACGCTTTGCTTCGGAAAACTCTGTCCAAAACGTATTGCTCGCAGTTAGCTCTTTACCTATATCGCCAAGCCTTGATGAAAGCCCTCCTTCATAGTCACAATCGATGACAATTGGTTCGGCGAAACCCAATGAATCGCCGTACTCGTCTTCACCTAATTTGCGCCAGTAGGTCGCTTTAGCCGTGTATGACCAGTTAGCTAAAGATGACATGTCATTTCCTCCAGCTGGTCACTGCGGGCTTCTCAGCAGCAATTCTTGGGCAGTTAATCACCCACTCGCCGCCGCTGTTCACGTAGCCGGTTGTCTGCCGACCGTTTGAAGTCTTCACCCACACGCGCTCGAATGGCTTGGGCGGTTGTGATGCCGGTTGCCATTCCATCAGCACCCCCCGACAACGTCGAAGAAGCCTACGCTTGTGCCAACGTCAATCGGCAACAGCGCGGTGCATCCTGATGTGTCCAGCGCAGCCAGCGTGTTGCGCATCGTTTTCACATCGCCGCTGTAATCAAACGATCGGGACGCCCCTGAAGGCGCTGACTGTGACTTGATGCGCTGACTGAAAGCGGTGATAGCCATAAGTGTGACGGCGTACACCTGAATCAGTGTCATGTCGCATTCATCGTAGCCAGCCGCCTCCAGGCACATGCTTATACTGCCCAGCTTGCAAAGGTAGGCATCAATCATGAAGTCCGGGATGGAGTAACCCAGCGCAGATAACTGCTGTTTAACCTGCGCTGCCGTTATCTGCACTGCCATGATTACTTGTCCTTTTTGGTTGCGGCTGTCAGCGCTGCTTCTGCTTTATCTGCACGATCGTTTGCTGCAGCAAGCTCAGTAGCGTGAGCGGTCTTCAGCTGCTCCAGCGCGTCGGCATGCTCTTTGTCTTTCGCTTCGACTGCATCCTGAGCGGTCTTCAGCTGCTCCAGCGCATCATCCAGTTTCGACTGCAACACCGATGTGTCAGTGCTAACCGGCGCCGATGGAGTTGCCACTTCGAAGGTCAGCTTCTCGCCTTTCTTCTCGCTGGTTTTCTCCGCCTTTCCACTGGCTATCCACTTTTCAGCAATCGAATCATCCACGTCATAAACCTGACCAGCCTCCAGTTTCTGGAAGCTGGCACCGGCAAAGAGGTTTGCTACCAATACCTTTACGAGTGCCATGTTTGTTCCTTAGCTCGAAGCGAAAATAACTGAGAAATGACCATTGATGTCTTGCTTGACCATCAGGCCGGAAGCACCCCAAGTGCGCCAAACGAAGTCGCTGTTGTAGTGATGACGCGGGTCTGCAACGGTGCCAAACGCCTGACCAACAACAGGTGCGATGACACCGGCGGCAAGCGGAACAATCAGGATCTGGTTACCAGTTAATTTCGCATCCACTTTGATGCTTTTAATGCCGGATAACTTCAGGAGCTCTTCCATGATCGTTCGCAGCGAATTAACGTCGAAATATTGTTCCCAGTTCGACATGATCTCGCTTGATACATACCAATCCTGCTCACCGTACTGGTAGTTCTGAAGTTTGAGCACATCGCGGAGCAAAATCGCTTGAGCACGAATGGCTTTCGGATCAGAACTGGTAGCGAAATTGAAGGTCAGCGTAATCTGTCCAACACGCTCATCGCCCTTTAGACCTTTCCAGGTGTAATCATCAAACTTGATGAAATTACCTGCTGAGTCGCGGAAACCATCCCAGATGTAATCAACGTACTGACGGCGCACGTCATTTACTGAGCCAGCTTGAGCATCAGCCAAAGATGACAGCGCTGAACCCTTGTTAAATACCGGGTCGCGCCATCCAAATTTGAAACCTGAATCATGGATAGGAACCATTGTGCCGTCGAAGGTATAAGACTTCGCATCCAGCGCGGCGCCAATCTGACCTGACATTGAGGTATGCGCCCAGCCGCGACCGCCGGTGCGAGCGTACTCATATACTGATTCTTCTAGGCGGACAGAGCGAGCCAGTGGCATCAGGTCGTTAAGCAGGGTGAATTCGGTGTTAGGCTCGAACTGAGCCAATACGGTTTGGTCGTATGCGCGGTACATGCGACGGATATCATCAACTGCGTTTACCGCATCCAGCATTGGCGTGTCATCTGCATCACCGCGCCATTGAGTGCGAGCAATGAAGTCAGCAGCTGACTGCGCGCTTGCGTTACGCTCCGCTGTTAACTTTTTGAACTGCGCTGAGTTGGCCGCGAGGTTGCCGGTTTCGGTCGCCTTTTTGGTGGAGAATACAAACATTCGGTACTCCTTACTTAATGACAACGCGCAGGAGGTCACCTGCTGTCGCGATGGTGTATGGACGCTCTTCTTCCACGAACGCGCGGATAGACTCGTCGGTTGCAACAGCTTTCACGCGACCATTGGCGATCGAGAGCGGCTGGCCTTTTGTATAGGTGCCGGTTGCAGCAGGAATGTTGAAGAACACGCCCGGAGTTGGGTGCATCGCAACCACCCAATCACCCTCTTCAATGACGTCATCAACTGTTTTGCAACGCAGGTAGTCGTAGTTCGCGACGTACAAAATCGCGTCTTCGTTGCCATCAACTGACGCGGTGAATTTTTTGGTGGTGTTGTCGAAGAAGCCGACTGTGCCGGGTTGAGTATCAGCCGCCGCAGCGCCTTCTCGGTTGAGTTGCGGGTTGTGGAACACACCGCCCGCGTGGATTACGTGCTTTCCATCTTTAGCCATTATTTACTCCGGCATTTCGCTGACTGATTGGTTATTGGTAGCGGACTGACGGAATGATCCGTTCAGGCCAGTAGAGGTCTGGCATTGGGCGTACAGGCCATCAAGCGCCGCCCCGTCCAGAGCATTCACAGCCAGATCGTCGAGCTGGAACCTGGCTTTAACTGCTGCGCGTTTTTCACCTTTCTCTTTGTCAGAGTTAACTGCCAGGCCGCTTTCAATGGTGCTCAGTTTTTCGGCGAATGGCTTGAACCATGCCGGAGCTTCATCGCTATTGGTGGCAGTTTCTTTGGCCTTTTTGTCAGCCTCTTCTTTCTCTTTCTTGGCCTTTTCATCAGCTGCAGCTTTCGCTGTCGCATCTTCGGCGGCCATCTGGTTGTAAGCGTCCATTAGCTCAGCATCGGACTTACCTTCAACGTCGATGCCTTTCGCTTTCAGCGCATTGGTGATGAGTTCTTTCATCGGGTTTGCTTCCTCTTTGACGGAATTGCTGTTGGCGCTGAAAAACGCCTTTAGCTGGTTGAAAAGTGTTTTAAGTGCGGGGTCTTGCGGTAAATCAGGATCGGGCGTCTCGGCTTCAGCCAGATTCACCACTTCCAGCTCCTGCTCGGAGCCATCGGAGTTAACAAAGATGCCCACGCCCTCCTCTGGTGTGCCGGCGCCCGGTTCATCGAGCAGGTTGGCCACGTGGTCAAACATCATGTTGGTGACGATTTCGCGGTACTTCTTGCCCTTCGACTCGCCATTAGCGGCGATGCCGGAGTAAAGAAGCCCTGTTGAAATGTGGATTGGCTCAACATTTTTACGCGCTGCCATGTCATCAAGACGGTTGACAAGGCGCTGGCCTTTCTCGGTTGATTCGGCATAGCGCCGATCAACGTACATGTCGCCAGAGACCTTGCCATCCTTGTGTTCTACATCCTGCAGCCATGCACCTACGTGGTATTCATTGACCGCCTGAACATCGCGGGCTGAGACGTGTTTTCCATCAACTATTGGGTGCCCTAAAGGCATTGGTGTGCGCTCAAGGGTTTTGTAGCCCTTTGCGATTTCTGCTGCCGTATACAACTTGCCGTTCATCACGATGTCGTCAACGATAGGCGTTACGCCACGGACCACGATGTGTAGCCTGCCGTTGATGATTTCGGTTGTGATGTTTGACGTAGAGTTGACGACGGACAGCACGTTAACGCGATTGCGTTTCATGCTGTGTCCTCATGGGGTGGATAGTTAAGTGGTCTGCTGCCATTCCTTTCGCTCTTTGCTCAGCCTGTCAACGAGGCCGGCATTTACGATCTCCCCTTTGTCATCCAGCAAACAGGGCACGTTAGCGCAATAGCAGTGGTACCGATTGCCGCGCTCAGCGTAGAAGGCTTCCACTTGCTCAGTGGTGTAAGTGTGTCCATGTCGGGCAGCATGCCATGAGCGAGTTGTTGGCTTCAGAGCGGACAGCCAGAGGATGGCGGTGTTCAGGCCTAACCTTTCCTTTGCCCAATCCGTTTCAAACCACTGTGCTTTGCGTAGAGCGCCTACCAGCTCGGTCTGCGCAATGTTCTTGGCCTGCGCCATCGATACATCAAGCCGCTTACTGATTATGCGGGCGGTCTCGCGCGGGTTAACGCCACGACCGATTGAGTCGGACACGACATTAGCCAGGTCAGCGCGGGTTGCGTCACTGATGCCTTTCCAGTCGCTATAGGTCGATACGTAGGCTGCGGCAATCTGGTTCTGATATGCCGGGCTGCTCAGAAGCTGCGCCAGCGTGGTTTGCTGCTCGTAGACGGTCGATTGCACTGACAGGTTGGTAAAAGCCTGCCGCGTACCGCGCTCATACTCTGCTGCAACGTAACTCAGCGCCCACAGGTTTTGACTACCGCCGTCTAGAAGGTGATCGTCAAGTATTAGCTGAACACGCTGCAGCAGGTCAGCCAGTTGCGCGGCTGTCATGTCGTAGACGTAGGTACCGGCGTTCACCTGGTAAATCACATCGCCATATACGGCATGCGAGGCGTTACCAATGCGCTCAGTTCCGGTTAACCGCTCATCAAATAGCTGCTTCAGCGCGAGTTTAATCTGGTAATAGCGATCATCGATGTCGCGGTACATCCGCCCAACCTGACGCGATGATTGCGTTGGGTCAGCTTTGTTGCGGGGAATTATAGGTGTTCCGATTCGGGTTCTCGCTGGCGTCGTCATCATTCAGCGGGTCCTTATCGTTTAGCTTTTTGTTTGGGTCAGGGAGTTGAGGTTCAGGCAATGGCTCAAGCTCGCCGGCAGAACGAATCTCGTTAGGTTCAATTGCAGGAGTTCCGTATGCCGCTTGTGACTTCTGGGCAACGTCTGCCAGCGCCTGCATGTTAGCGATCTTATCTTTCTCGCTTGGTGCAAGTAGGTCAGACCATGCTAGCGTGACTTCGCCAGATTTCGGCGGCTCAATCACCCCTGTCTTCCAGCAGCGCTCAATGAATTTGGTTACTACAGCTGTTTGATGGCCCCAGCGGCGACTATTGCAGCGCTTTGCCCAATCTGTTTTGTCTTCATCAGAAGCGAGGCGCCCTGTTTGCTGACCAAACTGAATGGTGAACGGACACTGAATTGATGATGTGAATTCGTTTGCCGTGACTGTCCAGCTTGGCGCCGGGTCGGCTGCAGCGACAGATAGAACCGATGTGGTGCCCGACTGCGTGACGAGTGCCGAATCAGTACCTCGATTCAGCTTCATCATCTTGTCGTTCATCGCTTCGCCGAGGTTTTCGTAACCGGCCTCTTTCGCCATCTTGGCGATCGCCACCATATCCGTCTGCGCGTCGAAGCTGATGCCTAACTGGCGACTAGCGTTCTTCAGGAAGCCTTCAGCGCTACCGCCGGATATTTTTTCGAGGTCCAGCAGCTTGTTGTAGCCAGCGCGTAGGAATGGCACGCCGGACAGCATGTTTTCATCTTCTGAGCCTTCACACAGGATGATTACGCGTTCCGGATGGACTGTAACGCTGCGCACCGGTCCATAGGTGCCATCGTCACCCACTGGCTGCTCATTGAACTGGTAGTTAACCGGCTCACCGTAAGTTTCCGACATGGTGTCCGTGTCGAAGTTGCCAGGTTTAATTTGCGATTCCCATGCAGGGATGAGTTTGACGATGGCTTTATCGCGCAACCGGGAAACGACGCTGATATCTACTGGTTCTTTCCACTCTCGGCCATCTTTGAACTGGATGAGTAGCGCCGAGTACCGGCCAACCAAATTGCGGCGGTCGGCATCTTTGATTTTCGCCCAATGCTTGCTCAGCAGTTTGGTTGCTGTCTTCTCCCACGGCGTTGTTTCGGTCGACTCTTTGTTCTCGTCACCGTCGATAATCGTCGGCTTATCCGTCCAGCACGATTCCAGCAGCTTATGCACTGCGGCATAGGCTACAGGGTTGCGCTCATAGGCGCGGTAATACTGGTCGAAACCAAGTTCATCGGGATAACCGAACTCCTCATATAGCTTTGTGCGCTTGGTGTTGCCATTTCTGGCGCCATACATCATGCGCTGTCGGCCCACAGCATCAGCGAGGGCGTTCACGAGGAATTGCTCCCCGTTGCTTAGTTCACTCACTGATGAGCTCCTTAGAAGAATATTGCGCCGGTCTGTTTGTGGTTGGTCTTCGCTACAGCAAAGTAGCGGAACGCATCAGCGCCGTGCGATGTGAAGTCGTGCAGCGGTTTATCTTTCCAGCAGCCGCGTTTGTCGTCCCACTCCTTGCGATAGCCCTCAAGGTGAGAAATGCCCTGCTCACACTTAGCAGCGTCAAAAGCGCATTTTGGGAGGATTTCACGTACTGAGTCGATGCCGGTGTCAACGCCAAGCTTTGGCGCGACCTTAAAGCGAATTGAGTAAACCTGACCGTCGATTTCGAAACCTTCAGCTGCTATCTGTTTGCGGCTTTTACCGTCGCCAGCAAATTCACGGTTATCGATGTCGTGTGGCGCCCAATGGTCACCGTATTCGTAACCACGGTCTTTCAGCACCTTCATGTAATGGCGCAGGCCTTCGCCGCTGTTCTCGTAATAGTCGATGATGTGGAATTCATCACCGACTTCACGCACGAACCATATCGCGGTGGAGTCTCCTACACCGATATCCCAGAAGGTATGAACGAGCTGGTGCGAGTTGTCCGGCAATTCACCAACGCGCTTGTTGGTGTAGAGCCAGCGGAACTGCTTGGCGTAGTAAGCACCCTCGACAGACTGTTCAAACGCTTCAGCGGGTATCGATGGATACTCGCGCTTCATGTCGTCGCCGAGCGTCTTCTCTTTGGCGTAATACCAAGCCTTCTGGCGCTCGTTCAGGTTGATGCCTTGCTTCGCCTCGATATCGTCAAAATAATCGCTCAGGCGCTGCGGTAGTGGCTCTACAGGGTCGATGGCATAGAGTGGATTCTTCCACCAGGAGAAGAAGAAAAACTTCCAATCGAGGTTAGACAGTTGCTTACCCTGCAGCATTGCCTTCTCGGCAGTCTGGCAGTAATCGAAGAAGTAACTCGCCCGGCCTTCGGCTGTGCTTTCAATCGTGGTGAAGCAATCGCTCGATACGGCTTCGAATGCGCCAGTGACAATCTCCCGCGCTTTGTCGGGGAACTTAGCGCATATCTTTCCGAACTCGGAAACGTGCAGGAAGCGCAGCGTTCCGCCACGAAATGACGTGCTGACGTAGAGAGAGCCGCCTTTCTTAAATACCAGCTCACCCGCTGAGTCATTGCTCGCGGGATTGGCTGCCCTGATTTCTGCCGGCAGCCGGTCGTAGGCGTATTTCACCTTTTCGCGAAACAGGCGCTTGGCATCATTTAGGGTGTGGGCGATCAGGGCGCACTTCGCAGCCTCAAACAACGCAGCATCAAGTTGAATGATGCAGACCTCAGTCGTGAAGCCAAGCTGGCGTGCTTTCAGGATGATGTTGCGGGTATGCATGCCTTCGAAGTATTCGAGCTGCTCCGGCGTCATCTTGAACCGGACTGGCTTGCCTTCTTTGTCGGTAATCCAGTAGAGGTTGTTCAGGCGCCAGAGTTTGTCACGCAGAAGCGCGATGTGTTCTGGCTTCATGATTACCCCTTGGCTAAATCGTCCATCAAATCGGAGAGCTTCTTCGTTGATTCATCGCCGGTCGGCCCGTCGATGTCGTATGCCTGACGCTCGAGACCAACGAGGGTTTTCAGCGTGTCGGATAAGTCTTTCATAGACTTCACGCGCCCAGGCAAGCTCGTTGCCTTCTGATAAATCTCGTTCAGCCTGTCCCTGCCGGTTTTCTCATCAGGGTCAAACATCAGTTCGCCAAGCTTACGCAGAGACTCAACATCGGCACATTGGACTTCCAGTTCATCAAATAGTGAGTTAGCCATACCTCGTGCGCGGCGGATATCACCACGATGTTCCATGCGGACGTTGGCGATCACCTCGGCGTTAGCCTCAATCAGTATCCGCTCGTTGGTAGCCGTTTCGGTGGATACCTGTCTGGATACCTCGCGTTTGGATACCAGCGAATCAGCCTTGGCTTTTATCTTCGCTTTGAGGTCGCGCTCCCATCCGTCACGCTTCGCTCGCTTGTTTATAGCGCCGTGAGTAATGCCATGTTGTGAAGCTATTTCGCGGATAGACATCAAACCAGCACGGTAAGCCGATTCGATGGCCTCCCAATCTGGTGCTGCCATATGCGTTCCTCAAAATCATCACTATGGGGAAGCGTCCTCCAAGACCGGAGGCGCCAAAGTACGGAGGTAATTATGTCTACAAAATTAATTGAGCTGGCAGTCGCATACGCACCAACTATTAACGCAATTGTTCTTTGGGTTCTTAGTCGTTAACCGGCAAGAATTCCATCTTGAGCACGTCATCCGGCGCGAGGTATACCCAAGCGCCATCTTCCTGAGCAACACCAATGAAGCCGTTTACGATTTCAGGTTGTGAGCGGTTCATCAGGCCAATGTGAGTTTCGCCTGATTTGGTGGTGACTGTGATGCGGTAAATGTCGGTAATTTCCCTTCCAATAAAAAGGGCCCGCCGAAGCGAACCCTTAATGACAAAAATTGAGGCTGAGTTACTTTTACCTTCTGCCTTTCTTCTTTTCTTTTAAAACGTTATCTGTCACATAAAAGATATGCAACCACATAGAAAAAGCAAAGACAACTGCCGCAACACCCCATGCAAGAACAGGGTATTTTGCATCCATGATCACGCCGTAAGGAATTATGGACCAACACAAACTCACGTATACATAGCATATAAGTAGAGGTATTAAGTTCCATCTACTTAAAATCAAAAAAACAGCAGAAACACCATAAAACAGTGCAAATAACTGCCCAATAGATCCATTTGAATGCCCGTGAATCATAAAAACAAGCATTAAATTGAACAAAGTGATTTCGGCGATAATAAGCCAAAGGTTACCAATGGATCGCCCGCCGTAAGCGATCCTATGTAAGCTTTGCTTGATTTCTTTCAGATCATCCTCTGTACGCATCTCTATACCCTTCTTTTAAAGCGAACAATGTCCGCGACGGCAAATTAGCCAAAGGTGAACACCCTCACTGTGCTCAGGTATAACGTTTATTCCTTTAATAAATGCGTTTCCTGAATCTTACTAATCCAACCACACTGGTTCAAGCTTCTTAAACAAAAATTCACAGCGTGGCTAACCGTTATCCCTTGTCGGAGAGATTCATCATCAGGCGCACTCGCAAATGCGCCTTGGGATGCTCACTCTTCTTGCTCATCTGACTGCTAAACCCATTCCTCGCGGAAATGTGACGGGTTTTGACTACTTTGTAGTGACATAATGACCTCAATGCTAAGTGGGCCGATGCCGCAACGATTCACAGCGTGGATCGCCTGTGCTTCTTTTCAGATTTTTCTTTGTGTGGCTTCTTGTCATAATAAAAGCACTGATAACTGACTGTATTGATTATACAAATGAAAAAGCTGTTCTTATCCACACTGTGTCTAGTTAGCTGCTTATCATACGCTGACGACAAATTTTTGGATTTACCTGTAATCGCCCCTATAAGTCCCAATGTGAAAATGACTTCTCCTAGTATTGGGCAGATTTATAGCTATTGCGTGAGTGGCTCTAACTCCGAAGAAACAAAACAAAGCAGAAGTGACTGGTCTTATTGCTCTGGATTCATAGCGGCAGCTATGCAGCAAGCGGCGCGTGGTGGTGCAGGGACTTGCCCTCCAGTCACATTGCGCCAAATCTTTAATCCTATAGACAACCGAAACAAGAAGTACGAATCCAGCCACTCTGACCCGCTTTACGATAAGGCCGGTAAACTTGTAGGTTCTACTCTTCACTCAGACTTCATCGATCCATGGAGTTCGCCAGCATTACCTGTTTTGGTTGACACTCTGAAAAGCCTAGGCTGCCAGTGATGCACAGGGCGCACTCATATATGCGCCCTGTGATGCTCATTCCGAAGCTCTATACCACGCCTGCCATCGGTAAGTGTTGAGTCGAAGCGTTCTCACACACTCCGTATTCTCAACGTCCGATTGCAGATCCGCATCACTGTCCTTTCCCGCTGGGCTCAGTCTGCACGGAGGTGTCATCAAATCCTGCGATATTGTTGGCAGCGTCGATGGCACGCTGGCGCATGCTGACAGCATCATCATCAAACCGGCACACAGTGCGATTCGGATCCTGAACATATCTCACCACGTCGCGATAAATGGTTTGGTAGATGACCTTTCCTTTGGCATTGGCCGTTGCGGCCTTAGCTTCAGTAGGAGCCAGCTTTATTTCGGCCTTCTGCTTCTTCAGTGCATAGTCAGCTTTAACTTTGGCACTGTGCGCATACCATCCCTTCAGGTAGCGGATCTCCCCGTATCCGATGGCAATGGCTATCATCACAGCGATGCTGATCAGGTAGATGCGCAAGTTAAATATCATTTGGGCCATCCGCCAAGCAGAGAGAACGCTCCATGTCACGGCGGTTCATCAGGCCTTTCCACTTCATGCCACCGGCATACACCCAGCGGCGCAGCTCTTCGCATGCTCCAGCCTGGTCTCCAGCGTTAAGCTTTTTCAGCAGTGTGGATTTGGAGAAGGCAGATGTACCGACGTTATAAGTGAAGCTGTAGAGCGCGGCGCGGGGATACTCGCCCAGCGGCACCTTCACCATGGAATCGACAGCCTTCTTAACTGGCTGCAGGTCATTCCACATCAGGCGATCGCATTCTCGGTCGGTGTACTTCTTTCCCTTCACGATGTCGGCGCCGGTATGACCATCACAGACAGTCAATACCCCGGCCACATCTTTGTAGGGTTCGTACACGCGCCCCTCTACCCCATCCTTTCCGCCGAGGAATACCGTAGCAATAAGCATGGCTCCGCCGCCGGCAGCAGCAATAAGCCTGTTGCGCAGTGTGTTAGAAATTGCCATTGGGTTAATCCTCGGTGAGGTCGGGCGCAGTGGGCCAGCGTTGGAGCGCTTTGATCTGCGCCATTGTGGCCTTGCGTTTGTAATACCAGTTGATGCCGAGCGTGAATAGCGCAACCAGAATACCGGCCAGCACGCCAACAGCACTCCATTCATCGGGACTTAACCTGGTCAGCAGACCGTTGGCAATCGTCCCGGCAGAAGCGCCGTATGCCGCGCCTGATGCCAGTTTGCTCATATCGATACTCATATACACCTCGCTGTTCGCTTGGTGCCGCCTGTAGTCGTAAGAAAAGAGCGCTCACCCCCACACAGCAATGAGGGTCTGAATAAGTTTTGGGATGGCGCTTAAACGAAAAAAGGCCGCCAATTGGCGACCTCTTAAATTTGATGTACCCCACCCGGCGCTTATCTCCGGCACTCGTAATGGCTTAGCTCTTGAAGGGGCGAGACAATCTTCTCAGATTCATAACAAGGAATTTTAACTTTATTTGCTCTATTTACTATTAGCCTGCTAATCATGCTCACTTGCAGCAAAAGATGCTCAGGCTGGAAGCTAGAATCTCGGCAATAAAAAAGGCACCGCCGAAGCAGTGCCTCAAAAGATTTATGATTTGTTTGTTAGCTCTTGGATACCACGTCGCCAACACACTTCACTGTCGACCAGCAGTTGTGGCCCCAATCTACTCCGCCGGATTTACACACAGCGTTAACGACTGCATCGCCACCCATTTTGGCAGCCTTGTATCTCATGTCTTCTAATGCCTCAGCACCAGTAGCGACATCAGGTCCGGAAGTTGTAGCAAATATATTTCCGCCAAGTTCCGTAATCATCGTTGATGACCCACCCCTACGAGCGCAGCTCATGCCCATTACCTCACCTAGCATCTTGGCTTTCGGGTAAGGGTTATTTGAGTAACCTTCCATGTTGGCAAACTTAACCCTAGCATCTCTAGGCATATCCTCTATGTCATTCGATGCGCAGCCTGCAAGCAATGCGGCCAATGTCAAAACCACCAATCCACTTTTCATTAAACAAACCCAGTTAATCATTGTCCAAAGAATCATATAACTGTGTTTGAAAATCCTGAAGTTGAAATTGGCGTCTTAATGATCTTAAGCAATTGCAAAAGTGCCTTGTTTCGAAATCTTGAATAACAAAAAGCCCCATCGGTTAAGACGGGGCTTTCGGCCTGATATGCGAGATGAATGATTGGACTAAAGAACAATACACATCAGGCGATTCACTTTTTACAAAAACTTTTTTCGGGTGTCAATATCGCAAAAAAGCCCCGCTAGCTGGTGAGGCTACGAGGCTTTTGAATATCACAATAATTTGTTCGATTGCTGTCCGGGCATCATTAAGTACACTAACGGCAGCTTACATTCGAATTGTGGCTCATTGGCTCAACAGAGTCAATATTTACTATGCGACTTTTCTAATTTTAACCACACGTTTGCGATCGTTAAAGGCATTTAGCAGCGGAGTGTAGAGAAGATACAAACTTGCATTCAGTATTTCGTCCACCTCTCGCCGGCAAGTAATCATCGACGGTACGCGATAGCTTTCACCACCTCGGCCCGACATTTTGCGAGGACTTGCGCACTTGTGATAGTAAGATGCGATCGCACGCTTGGAAGAGCCGTGTGCGTAGTAGCTAAGCAGTATGCCAAAAGCTTTTTTATCGATGCACATGACGGAGTCCACGACCTGAGAAATCAAGAGTCCGTCATCATCGTTGCACATTGGCCGGTATGGATATGATTGTGGTTCAACAGTAGCCATGTATTGCGCTATGACGCTGCTCTGGCGCTTTTCCAGCCTTCCTGAATAGACCCACGCTCCCCACAGCTCTAGCCAGCTGTTAAGCCAGTCATGCTGCTCTTTAGTAAGATTAAACTCGCGTACTGGCATGTTTCACCCCCATGATTTTCGCTGTGTTACGCAATATGCGGTAGTTGATTTCGAACATGCGGCGGGCGCGGTACATCCGCAGCAGTTGCCACTTCTGTCTGAGGTAGTCGGTCATGCGGCCCCCAATTCGGTAATGATGATTTCCAATCTGCCACCCTTCACCACTTCGCAGCGAACCATGCGCACGTCATCAATCAAGCTGTCGTCAGCTATGACGCCTGCATGGGTGAGTGAGTCGAGGGGTGCTTTGAAAAGGTTGTCGAGGTCACGCCGGGCGCGTGTAGGTGGATATGCGAGAATTTTTACTTTCAGCCTGCCGGCCAGTTGGAATTGCTGATTTGCTTCGGTGATTTGCTGAATTACTGCTGAGGTGTATTCCCTTCCCTTTTTGCTTTTTATCTTTCGCCCGCGGAACACTGAGAAGAGGTTATTGTTTCCGGGCGGCCACGGTAGCGTAAGCCTGTATTCATTCATCGCTTTAGCTTGCCCTCCTGCAGTAATGCACTCTGTGTCCTGATAACGCCCTCAAGGTGAGCGATACGCGCTTCTGTCACTTCACAGCGTCTTGTGCGGCGATCAATCTCGTCATGGCACGCTGAACAGGCCCAAGCTCCAAAAAGGTCATCTGGCTTCATGCCGGTTCCGCAGATGCCGACCATGCGGTAATGCGCCAGCACGACTGTTTCCGGGTTGCCGTTGCAGATACCGACCAGCCTTACCTGGCATTCTCTGCCGCGTGCTTCATTGCGTAGTTTGGTCATCGCTTCCTCCGCACATCATGAAATTCGGGTCGCTCATTAGCTCCACCTCGCAAGCGCTGCAGCAATAGGTCTCGCAATCGGCCAGGGTAATGGCGCAGAACACGCACACCAAAGCAGATAGCTCGCCAGCGCCAGTAGGCTGATTTGATGGGGTTGTGTTGCTCATACTCCTCCCACTTGAGGTCGGTTTCGCACGCTTCGCATGCGACTGAGTACCAGTACTTGTCTTCACTGGTGAGGATAGTGTGGCAGCGGTGGCAGCGTTCACGCATTTTGAACCTCCATATATGCCTCTATGAATCCTTTCGCGACTTCCGCGTTGATCGCGTTACCGTAGGCGCGCAGTCGTCCCACTCTTTGGGGAGCGCCATTAGCCAGCGGGAATGTGCCGGGCTCAACTGGCCGCCACTTTCCATCCCGGCAGAGGAGCCAGTCAGAATCTCTCCAGAAGCCGTTAACCGGATTGGCTGAGCTATCGAAGCAAAGTCCTGCAGGCGCTGCTGAATCTTCGTCCCGTCTATTCTCTTCATGCTCATTGCATTTTCCGGGCTTGGCGTCCTGTCGTTGCTCGATGCTGTAGGTGTTGGCCATCCCGCCAAAGATGCCGCCCACCCCATTTTGTTTGGTGTTTGGCGACCGTCCCCGCTCATCTGAATTTTGGTGCAGTTGGTTATCATCGAAACCTGAGGTGTCGGCCATCCCGCTAACATTGCAAAGTCGTTCAGGTTTGAACCGTGCCGTGTCGCACCCATCGCTCTTGCAATCTGTCCGCCACCCGAGCTGTCGCTTGCTTGCGGCGTTGGCCACCCAGAAGAGGCGCTGTCTGATATGCGGCGCACCGAAGCCCGCAGCGCAAATATCAAGTGCTGCTGAGGCGTAGCCCGTTCCTTCCAGGTCAGCTTGTACAAGGTCGAACCAAGCGATTCCGTCTTTGCTTGCAACCTGCTCACCAAAAACTGTTTCAGGTCTGCATTTTTCGATGAGGTAATGGAAGTGGGGCCAAAGGTGCCGCTCGTCAGCAAACCCGCGTCCTTTGCCTGCCGCGCTGAAAGGTTGGCATGGGCAGCTTCCTGTCCACACTGGGCGATCGTCACTCCATCCTGACTGGCGGAGGGCGTAGCTCCAGACGCCGATTCCAGCGAAGAAGTGACACTGTGTGAAGCCTCGCAAATCTCCGGGTGTAACATCCTCAATGCTCCTTTCATCAACAACGCCGGCGGCGATGTGTCCTGCTTCAATTAGGTTGCGCAGCCATTGGGCGGCGTAGGGGTCGATTTCGTTGTAGTAAGCCGTCATCGCGTGAACCTCACTCTGTTAGCCACAGATTGGCGCAGCCCTTCCAGATAGCTGAAAGTGGTTACTTGGGATTCGGTGGGTTGTGGCTGGCGTTTCTTGCGGGGTGATTTGGTGTCGTAGATGGCGTGGTTTTCGTAGCGTTCCCAGATGGATTTTCGTCTCTTCATCTCACCCTTCTCCTGCTATCAGTAGCGTTGTGCCTGATTTGTGAAAGCATGGCTGGCGTTTTCTTCAGGCCAAGGAATGTCGCCTTCGAGTTGATTGCCTGCTGGCTTTTGCCGAGCAGCTCGACAAGTAAATCGGTGGATGATGAGGAGTATTCATTGCAGAGGATTTCGATTTCCTCTCGACTCCAGTGGCGTTTAGGCATTTTGTTTTTCCTTCAGCTTTTGGTATTCGCTGTCGTGCGGAATTGTCAGCGCCAGGCCGAACTGCGCACACCACCGTTCAACCTGGTTCAGAAAGAAATGCATCTCTCCGGTATCAAGGCTGGATGTGTGCCGGGGTTCGTAGGTGGTGACCTTCTCGCCTGTAACGAAGTCGGTGTAGGTGATTTCTTCGCAGCCAAGATAGGTGCGCTTGAGGTTTCGCTTTACCCATTCAGGCGTGGCGTCAGCACGGCCGGACTTAATCAGATAGGCGCTGATTTCGGCGTACCACATATGGGATAAGGAGTTCTGGTTGATGCTGCGTTTTTCTTTCCACGGCTTAACGATTAGCCGGTAGCTTTCGCCAGATTCGAGCAGAGGAAGAAGCTGTTGCCCGATGGCGCTGAAGTTCGATTTGTGCAACCGAACCCCATTTTTAGAGATATCGGTCATGTGATTTATTATGTTTATATTTAAGCGGTGCTTATTTCCCTGGTGTTGTTCCTAGTTACTTATTCGGATACGGCCAGGAGTGATCTATGCCCGCAGATGAAAGGATTCCGGTAACGGCCAGATAAGCCAAAACCAGCGCGAATATAACAATTGCTGATATTTCAAGTGTTTTAATGAAATGATGCTTAGCCATAAATATCCCTCTTCAGTTTGGGTGTATTAAACTCTCCATCTGAAAATAAGATGTTACCGGTAAAGCGCAAGTCAAATTCACACCATGAAACATAAAGCAGAACTTATTGATTTTTTGCGGTGCGAAAATACAACTTCCATGATTAACAGCAATCATCGCCCCTGGTTTGGTCGTTGATGCTCGACTTTTGGTTCCGGTTTGCTTTCGCCGAATACGCGCTTAATCAGCTCAGCGCGAGGCAGTCCGTGAATTACCTGTGTCATGCGAACTCCTTAACTTTCATGCCGGCCGATTTGATAGCGTCCACCACGTCACGCTGGTAAAGCTGTGGTTTGAACACGCCTTCGTACCAGTACTCGCTGTCGTTGATGTCGGGCATTTCTACTGCGGCCGTATCAGTCAGCGTTATGCCTCGGCTGATACCCTTCACGCGATGGATATGACCCTTTCTGACCAGTACATCGACATGCAGATAAGCATTGCTGGGGCAGTAGCCGAAGTGCTTACCAATTTCGGTGTAGGTGGGTGCGATGCCGTTTTCAGCGATTTGCGAGCTGATGAACTGCAGTACTTCGCTCTGACACTGTGTGAGGTATTTGCTCATGCGCCACCTCGCGAACGGTATGAATCCCACGTGAAAGCCAGTGTGCAACCGCCGCCGTCGTTCATGCGGTCAATGACGCGCTCACCGATGAAAGCGGATAGCTCTTCAAGTGGCAGGTTGCTTATCAGGATGGTCGGCTTCATCTGCTCGTAGCGTGTGTTAATTACCTCGAAGAGAATCAGCTTTTCCGACTCGCTGCCGAACTGCACGCCAACCTCATCTATGATGAGCAAGTCAGGATCGGTGTAAGCGTGAATCACATCGTATTCGGTGCGTTCGGCGTTCTTTCCCCATGTGGATTTAAACGCGCGGGCGACTCGTAATGCGGTTGTGAACATCGCGCCGTGTTGATGCTCGTTGATAACGTGCTGAGCGATAGCCAGGGCCAGGTGGTTTTTGCCGGTGCCGGGCTTTCCACACATCACAAGTCCGCCCCCCTGCTTACGGCGGTCAGGCCATTTAGCGGCGTAGGCCTTGCAAAGCTTCAGGCACCGGGCTGCGTCTGGATTCACTGCTTCGTAGTTATCCAGCGTTGCATGTGCGAATCGCTGTGGAAGATTCAAATCGCCCATCAGGCGGTTAATGGCGCTTTCTTTGCGGCGTTGCTGAATAGCCCCCTCGTCGCTTTGCAGTTTTGCTAGGCGCTCTTCAAGGCATCGCTTGCATTCGCTTCTGGTCGTGATCCCTTTTCCACTGTTTCCGAGATTCATCTTCCGGACGCGCTGTTCGAATGTGCCATGCTTGTCGCACGCTGCCTGCACGACTTCGAAGAAGGTGTTTTCGATTTGCAGGGGTGGCGAATTCAGCTCATCAAGCTGGTTCTGAACTTTCGCGATCTTCTCGCGGGTATCGCTCGCCATTGAATCGTGAATGCTCATGCTCAATCCCTAGCCCATGAGGGCACCTGAGTTTGACCGTAGTCTTTGCTGTTGAAGTTTTCAGCCACCGCGCGCGATGGAGATGAGTTGGTACGTGGCGCAGCCGACTGCTTGGGCTCAAAGAGACCTGTCCAGCCATTGGCAATGCTGTTGTTAACAACGTCCTCAGGGCTGTGTCCTTTGGCGTGACAGCGGCTTAACAGCTTGAGAGCCTGCGTGATGGTCTGCTGCGATTTAATCGGCTGCTTGATGTCTTTGCGGTATGAGACCCACGACGACCAAAGTTGAGAGGTGACGCATTCGGGCAATTCGGTATCCATCGGATCGAACGATTTGGACTTTGGCTTTTCAGCTGGTTTAGTCGAATCACTTCCGGGGGATAAAGGGGGTTTATTAATATTATCTTTCTTGTCTTTTGAAGAATGTCTTTTGTGTGTCTCCGTTTTAGAGACAGGAGAAGTCTCTAGCTTAGAGACACTATTTGTCTCTGGTTTAGAGACTAAATTGCTAACTTGGAGACACTTGCTGAATTGCCACGCTGAAACCTCCTTGTTAATCCCGATTTGGCTTCCATCCATTAACAGGCAATTCATTGAAAGCAGTTCTTTTTTTGCCTTGTTGACGTTCTGGCGAGAAAGCCCGGTGATTTGGGCAATCTGCTCGTCAGCAATGCGATCTGATTTCTTGTTGAAACCGTATGTTTTGCGGACGTATGCCAGCATCAGTTTCAACTGCCTAGCTGTTAAATCGGCACTTGCGATAGCTTCCAGTAGCTCGTTAGCGATTCTGGTATAACCATTATCTGTATCGACCACACGGCGCTCCACGGCCTCAGAATCAGGCCTAATTGGTGAGACGTTGCTGTAGGCAAGATTACTCATAAAGCACCTCGCCACTGTTTACATATCCAGTTAGTCCTGGCATAATTTTCTCCAGTGATTGGTGTCACTAATTTGGTTTAAGCCTCAAACGTTCCCGCGTTTGGGGCTTTTTCTTTGGCGCTTATCGCCTCAATCGTTTCCTGCACTAACCGGCCCATCGGGCTAACTTCCCAAGCCATGCGAGCCGTACAAATCACAGCTGCAATAAAGCGCCAGTCAGCGCGGCTAATCTTCGTCTCATGGCACCCAACGCCTTTAGCGAACTCTCGCCCGGTCATTTGAGACACAGCCAGTAGAAGATCTGTTTGAGTGCGGTTAATCTCGCTCTCTGTTGGTTTGCTGTAGTTTGCTGATTCCATTGCGTAATATTCCTTTGTTGAATAAGTAATTGCGTGACATTGCGGAGTGCGGTCACGTCATTGAATCGTTTGTTTGATTACTGCCCTTTTTCAGGGCGGGGATGTTTAAGAGCGGGAAAGATTAGGCGGCCTTACTGCCACCTTTGTTGCCGTACATCAACCAGAGCGGATCACACTTGAGCGCTAAGGCCAGTTCAAACAGGAAGCGTGGACGTTGGGTCGTACCATCTTCAATTCGCTGTAACGATTGCTGCTTCATGCCAGCTTTCTCAGCTAACTGCGCCTGAGTAAGATTTAACTCCATGCGCTTCTGTTTGAGGCGTTGAGAAATAGTATCCATAAACTCACCTCCACAGTTTTATCTGTATTCTCTAACAGTTAGTTCTGTTTGTCAATTACAGCTTTAACTGTGAAGCTTGTGTGTAAATGGAGAGGAACATATGAGCCTTGCAGATCGGGTTAAGCAGAGAAGATTAGAGCTCGGTCTCACTCAGACCGATGTGGCAGAAAAAGCGGGCATCACACAACAATCATGGGCTAGTATTGAGGATGGAAAGACCCTCAAACCTCGCAATATTGTTGGTATGGCTGATGCCCTGAAATGTGAGCCAGCTTGGCTTATGAATGGAGGCACCTTCGTGCCAGTTAGCGAGGTGAATACAAGGAGGATTCCCTTGATTAACTATGTGCAGGCTGGGGCACTCGCCACTAAACCAGCAATAGAGGCAATGGACGGCAGCTTTGAATACGTCCTGACCGACATGGATTGGTCACAGTACACCTTCGCTCTAAAGATCATTGGTGACTCGATGGAGCCTGATTTCAAGGCCGGGGATGTTATTGTCGTTGACCCGGAGATAGAGCCAGCACCAGGTGAATTCGTTGTGGCTAAGAACGGTGAACATGAGGCCACTTTCAAAAAGTATCGCCCCACGTTCTTCTCTGAAGGTAAGCAACACTTCGAGCTGGTTCCACTGAACAACGACTACCCAACCATGGCTAGTTCCGATCACGCAATCAAGATTATCGGCACAATGGTTGAGCATCGCATCTACCGCCGCAAACGATAACCACTCATATTGCAAACAAGCCGCCGAAAGGCGGTTTTTTTTCGCCCAATACAAATTTATTTGCCTTCAAATACAGTTTGATACCTCTGAATTCACAAATAATACAGTTTTACCTGTTGACGATAATACAGTTTTATCTGTATCTTTAGTCACACAGCAGGACGCTGAAGCAACAACGGGACAAGAGATGCAGTCCCTGCTCCTTAACAGATAGCGCTGAAAAAGCGCAAACATTCAAAGCAGCAAGCTTTGGGGTGGTGTGAATTGCAGCGTGAGAAAGCGCAACTGCGGAGATCAGCGTCGCAGCACGTCACCACCAAAGCTAACTGACAGGAGAATGACCATGAATGCACAAGAAAAACGCCGTGCAGCTCGTGCTGAGAAGCAATCGGCATGGAAGCAAGCCAACCCCCTGTCGGTTGGCGTGAAAGCTTTGCCAGCGTGCCGCCCTATCCTGACGCTGAACCGCAAGCCGTCAGATCGTGTGGTGAAGGCAGTCGACACCGAGACGGAGTATCACAAGCAGATTCTGGCGGGTGCGGCGAAGTACATCGGCGGTGAGATTGAATCAGGAATGTGTCTGACAGACGTTGCAATTTACGCAGCTGGCTATCGGAAATCTAAAGACAACGTGACGGCGAGAGGTTGAGCATGAGTACTGTAGAAAATTCACTTTCTTTCGGCGAAGCGGTCGCCGCAATGAAGGCGGGATGCAAAGTATGCAGGTCTGGATGGAACGGGAAAGGGATGTTTCTTTTTTTGATTGATCAAGATGCTTGGGGCTTCGAAAGCGACATCGAAGGAATTGACGGGCTTTACGGCGCGCCATTTATCTGCATGAAGACGGCTGACAACAAGTTAGTGCCGTGGTTAGCCAGCCAAACTGATGTTATTTCTGATGATTGGATTGTCATCTAACCCGCAGCTATAAGTCCCAGCGTGGAAGCAGCAGAACTGATAAGAGGTGAGTATGACATTAACAGAATTAACCCAAGAATTGAGAGCCGCCAATTTACGCAAGTCTGCCATTCAGGCGTCCTATCAGGTAGATATCGCTAACGTTGATGGCGAAATTATGCGACTCACTCAGCGTCTGAACATTGCTAACGCTGGACTTGATGAAGAGATGGTGAAGCACGGAATGAACGTGATTAGCTTTGGTGACGTGCAAGACAGCCCCGAGCGTAAAAGTTGTGTTGATGATGCAATTGATGACTTGGGTAAATGTGCCAAATCACTTAAGAATGGTTACTTCGGCACTAAGAATTACGCGCACTGGCGTGACCAGCGCTGTGATTGCGCATATGGATACGGACCGAAACATGGCTCTGTGGTTTTCGTAGTTGGTTTACGTCGTGAATATCGGGAAAAAGATTTAACCCCTGACGACATTGAATGTGCGATTTACTGCCTGCTCAATATCGACAAGATAAACGAGCAAATGAAACAGCCAGCATAACCCGCCCCCGAGCGGGTTTCTTTTTACCTACACAAAGGCCAAAACCATGAGCACACAAGATTGCATTATCTGCTGGGTAGTGACTGTGTTGCTGATGGGGTTGGCGATGATAGCGAGGATTTGATGAGTAAATTTAGGGGAACTAAAGGCAAGTGGATTTATTCGCCGGCACTCGGGGAAATCAAAAGTGACCAAGCCGGGCTTATTGCTGACTTGGTGATTAACGGTGATGAAGATGACAACGGCAGGCTAATGGCAGCTGCTCCAGAGTTGCTTGAGTCGCTTCAGGAGGCAATGAAGTTCTCCATGAGCGAAGAAGCTTACAATAAATGCGCTGCCGCAATGAGTAAGGCGCTGGGCCAGTAACTACCTACAACGCTCACTGCCTCCGGCAACGCTCCGAGCACTTACGCACTTCATCCCAGCACTTCTCCCACTTTTTACGCCATGTGAAAGGCCGTCCACACACGGTGCAGATTTTGGTTGGGAGCTCACTTTTCTTCATAACGCACCTCATCTGGAAAGTGATGCAGAGGGATTATTTTAGATGAATTTAGAGCGGTCGCAACGAGGCGGCCGGTAACCACTGACAGGAGAGATGATGACAAAGGTCTACATCACCAAATATGCGCTGACCTATGGAGTATTTGCCGTTGAAGGAAGTTTGTTCGCTGATGACACCGCAGTGAGCTACAAGCGCGCAGAGGGTTATTTCGTAGAGCATGCGCATGGCAAAGATTTTCATTTGACAGAAGAGGATGCGCTGACTCGCGCAGGAGAGATGCGCATCGCAAAGTTAAAGTCACTGGATAAGCAGATGAAGAAAGTCAGCGCCATTAAGTTCCAAATCAAAGAGTGACACCGCAGAGCTGATTGCTTAGTCAGCTCAACGGTGCATTCCGCACCAGCGCTTAAGAGTCGAGCCCTTGAGCAACAAATAGAACGTTACATCCTTATGCCCGGCGCAATGCTGGGCTTCTTTTTGCCTGAAGGAAATGCAAATGAGTGAAACAACGGATCTTGTCGTCATTGAGAAGGCTAACGCCCTCACCGTTTTCAAATCAGCCGACCAGATTGAAGAGATTCTGGCAAAGGTTGAGCGTGAAGTTATGTCCTTTGTGCCGGATGTCACCACGGCGAAGGGCAGAAAGGAGATCGCTTCACTGGCCTACCGTGTATCGCAGACGAAATCTTACCTGGGTGGCTTGGGTAAGGATTTGGTCGCGGAGCTGAAAGAGGTTCCAAAGCTAATCGATGCCAATCGCAAGACAGTGCGCGATCGCCTTGATGCTCTTCGAGACAAAGCTCGCCAGCCGGTAACAGATTGGGAAGCTGAACAGGATCGCGTCAAGGCAGAGGAAGCAGCGCGCGTGCAGGCCATTAAGGACGCCGAGCAGCGCGAAGTTGATCATGAAATCGCCATACTTCTGAATGACAAATTCGACCGCGAAGCAGCTGAAGCGAAAGCCGAATCAGAGCGTCAGCGCATTGCTCACGAAGAAGAGATTAAGCGTCAGGCTGTCGAGCAGGCCCGCATTGAGGCTGAGCAGAAAGCCCAGCAGGAACGCGAAGCAGCAGCACGGCGTGAGGCTGATTTGAAGGCAGCGAAGGAAAAGGCTGAGGCCGACGCTAAAGCCGCACAGGAGCGTGCAGAGCGTGAAGCTAAAGAAGCGCAGGAGCGCACCGCAAGACTGGCGCAAGAAGCGCGTGAGCAGGCTGAGCGTGAGAAACAAGCAGCAATCGCCGAAGAGCAGCGCAAAGCCAAAGCAGCGGAAGATGCCCGCCTGGCTGAAGAGAAGCGCATCGCGGACGAAGCATCAGCACGTGCCGCCAATGAAGCGCACAGAAAGACGATCGGAACTGCGGTCGTTAACGCCCTGATGGGTCACGCCGGACTGACTCGCGTGCAGGCCATCGACGTTCTGATGCAAATCAAAGACGGCAACATCCCGCATACCAGCATCACCTACTGATTTAACCACTTAACCAACACCAAGGAACACCACGATGACTTATGCCATCGGTGGCGGAGTCATCGTGGACTTCGCAGACCAAAACGAATCACAGCTTGACCGCTTAGTCGGCCGCATCCGCACCAGTCTGAAGAAAGGCTGGCGATCACTTATCGACACGCTGAATCAGCCAGGTAACCCGCTATGAGAACACGTCATTTCAGAAAGGCTCAGGAGCTTTCTCGTGAAGCCGTCCTGTATAGCAGCCCTGCCAAGTGGGCGGTGGCGATGAATCTGTTACGGAGAGCTATCAAATGAAATTCCCTCAGTCACGTATCGCGCTTATCTCATGGCACCGCCATTACCTTTTGCTGGCTAAAGAGAGCCGCAGCACTGGCGACCGTGAGTCAGCAGCGCACTTACAGATGATGGCAGCCACAACTCGCCGCCACATTGTCACCCTTCACACTAAGGCAGCGGCATGAGCGACGACGATGTAGCGTTTATTGAATTCATGCAGGGTGCGCTGGGAGACCTGTCCGACCCTATGACATACGAGCAAGCCGCAAAGGATGCGATTGCTGATCACCGCACGGAACGCCAGTTTAAAATGATGGGAGGATGCCATGAGTAAAGAGTTCTATGCGCGGCTCGCGACAATTCAGCACGCGCTGAACGCGCCAAAGGGCCAGTACAACAACTTCGGCAAGTATCACTATCGCAGTTGCGAAGACATTCTGGAGGGCGTCAAGCCGCTTCTTGACGGCTTATTCCTCTCGATATCTGACGAGATTGTGCTGATTGGCGATCGTTATTACGTTAAGTCGACAGCAACGATTACTGATGGCGAAACAAGCCACAGCGCGACCGCAATGGCGCGTGAGGCGCTTGATAAGAAAGGGATGGATGAGGCGCAGATTACCGGCGCTACCAGCTCTTATGCACGCAAATACTGCCTGAATGGCTTGTTCGGTATTGATGACTCCAAGGACGCCGATTCGAACGAGCATAAGCAGCAGCAAAACAACTCAAAACCCCAGCAGCAGCAACAAAAACCTAAGCCAGCACCGGATGCCGCGCTGGCGGCGTTCACTGAAGCTGCAATGAAGAAAGCAACACTGGAAGAGTTGAAACAAGCGTTCGCTAAAGCATGGCAGATGCTTGATGGCACGCCAGAGCAAGCAAAGGCGAAGGAAGTTTACGAAATCAGGAAATCTGAACTGGAAGGAGCAGCAGCATAATGACCAAGCAGCGTCGGTCTAAATCATGTAGAGATTGCGGCGCGCAGTTCATTGAGAGTTATGGAGACTCAGAGTCTCAGTGGGCTAACCGCTGCTTCTGTTCAGTCAAGTGTGTTTCAGTGCACTTTGCCAAAATCAGGGCCAAATCGATTTTCGAAAGATTAGAGGAAAGACAGGTAAAACTTGGCGCAGATAAGTGCTGGAAGTGGGATGGAACGAAGGACAATCGCGGGTATGGGATTTTATCAGGAAGACTTGGCAGGAGATCGAAGCAGCGCAAGGAAAAAGCCCACCGCGTTAGCTACGAACTGCATCATGGCGAGATTCCACTTGGCATGGTCGTCAGGCATAAATGTGACAACCCTGAATGTACAAACCCTAACCACCTAGAGATTGGTACGCAAAAGGACAACATGCGGGATATGACGGAAAGAAATCGGCATAACCCGATTAGTAGCGCCAATCTGAACCACAATCCGATTTTATCCAAAGAGCAAGTGCAGCAAATACGTTCCATGAAGTTTGTCGCCAAAAACGGTAGAGGCGAAGGCGTTCAGAAAAGGCAGATAGCTAAACAGTTTGGCGTCTGCGAAGACACAATTAGGGCTGCACTAAAAGGAGAATACATTGGCTATTAATAATTGCACCTTTAGCGGGAATATAGGCAAAGATTGCGAGCAAAGATGGACGACTGCCGGGAAAGCGGTTGCGCAATTTTCACTGCCCGTAACACAAGGATTTGGCGAGCATGAAAAGACCAGTTGGATAACATGCAAAATGTTCGGGGCAAGGGCAGAAAAACTCCCCCAACACCTAACAAAGGGAATTAAGGTTACAGTGGTTGGAGAGTTTCTGATTGAAGAGTGGGAGGACAAGCAAGGACAAAAAAGAATCACGCCAGTTTTAATCGTTAATTCTCTGGATTTTTCATCAAAAAACCCTGCAAACGCTCCATCGAATCAGCCGCAATCTCGTGGGCAATCTACCGCATCCAATCAGTTTGATCCGGATATTCCCTTCTGATTTAACCCACCAATAAGGCCTCCACATGAACCACTCACCGGTACACCCGGCGCATTTGTCACGCCTGGATGCAGCTGATGAAGATATAAAGCGCCGTAAGCAGGAAGTGCTGGATGGCGTGATGGCGGCCCTGCAGGCACAGGCTGTCGGTGCTGACCACCCTCACCTGTTAACGCCTGAGCGAAAGGAGTCGCTCTACATCAAAGAGATTGAGCGGCGTGAGCATTACGAGATGTCGAAGCGCCCACCGCTGCCACAAATCATCGTGACGAAGAAAGTCGACGATTACGAGTGGCGCGACTTTACCAACACCATTCGCGGGCGCTTTGGTGCAATCAGACAAGAGTAGCGGCACAGCGCCGCGCCAGATTAATCGACGCTGGCCTGTACCCGGTTGGCGAATGAGGGGAAAGAGTGATGGAACAAGTTAAGCAATATGTCGTAGCTGATGGGCTCATCGACTTGGGCGTCAAGGGTGGCACTTTTGTTCGACTGGAGGACTACGCCGCCCTGCAGCAGAAGCTGGATGCGGTGCTGGCCAAAGGCATGGATTTAGCCCAAGAAGCTGCGCATGTTTACGCAGAATACAATAAAGAGATGGCGCCGGATGTCGCCTGTGATGGTCAGACAATACAGGAGTTTTATGACTTGGCTAACGGATGGTCGAGCGTCGAATCCTACCTCAATGAGGTCCGGGCGGATGCGGTGACTGCATTACATAGGGAGCAACTGGGGTGGGCGCTTGTTACGTGGCAGTACGATAATTTCGATGCACTCAAAAGAGCTGCCTTGCGCTATGGCGATAGCGAGTTATCCGGCGTGATATTCATGCTAGACCGCATCGAAGAATTCTCCGCCCAACTCCGCGCCGGCAGCGCCGAAGGAGGTGATGAGTGAATATTGAGACCTTTTATCGCTACAGGGTTGAATTTCATGTCAAAACAAGAGATTGGGAAAAAGATGCAGTGAGTGTAGAAAAAATACTTAAACACGCCCAATCAATTGCCAATAAAAAGCACATGAACAAATTCTATGGTAGCAGTGGTGGATTATCTTCAGCCACTTACTGCGGACCGTACATAGTTATTGAACATGGGAATAAGTCAGAAATGAAAAGCGCTGCCGGAACAATAATCTCTTTCATGCGGAAGTTTGAAGGAATAAAAATCAACGGAGCCAACCATGACTAACCAGCAACTTAAAGCACATTGCGAAGACGTTATCGCCAATCCGCAAGACCATCTGGATTGGGTGGTGGATATGGCGAGAGTGGCGCTGGCGAGTCTGAAAGCAAAAAGTCGCATATCACTGACAGTATGCAGAAGAGCGGAATATGAGCATGAGCTGACGGTTTATGACCGAATGCCAGATGGTTCCTATGACCTTTACACCGCGCCGCCATTGCCAGAACTGAAGCCAATTGAGTTGCCGAAGGTTGCAACATGGTCAGATTACGTTTACGAGTCCGACGCAAAAAGAAAGGCTGAGTTAATGAATGAAATGCGGGATGAGTTTATCGAAGCCATCCGCGACGCCGGATACGAGGTGAAGTCATGAGAAAGCTTGAGTCGTACAAGTGGCAATTTCTTGGGTTCTTAGTGTGCATTCTTGGAATAGCAGGGGCCTTCATCTTCATTGCGCTTGGTTTAGTGGAGGCGTTTTCATGATGACCGAAGAGCAGAAGCAGGCGCTGATTAAACACAATATCGCGAAGATAAATTCCATCACGCCTCAGTTCATGAAAGAGGCCCTGCCGGGAGTAAAAAGGCACTTGCAGTGCGAAATTGACAGCGCAAAATTAGCTCTGGACAGCCTGGGAACAGCACTCACCCAACCTGCAAGCCCAGCTTTGAAGTTTCCTGAAACTATCAGCGTGAGAACAGCAATTACCGCGCTCGATAATGCTAGCGCGGTAACAACCATAGCGCAAAGCTACAAGATGGCGTGGAACTCATGCATTGCTGAAACGAAGCGCCTCAATGCTCCACACACAGCACCAATAGAGCCTATATGTGCCACAGGTGGTGCAGAGTGGGTGAAACCTGTCCCTCGCGAATTGAAGCAGGTGCTGCTTGAGCTGCGAACCTACAATCCGAAAGCTGATGAGCATGGCGGTAAGCACATCATTCCAGGGTGGGCGGACAGAATCGAGAAAGCGCTAGGCATTAAACCAGTAGCGGCGGAGGAAGAATGATTAGTGATGAGAGGTTGGAGCAATTCGCTCACGATAAGCGCATGTGCAATGTCACTGAGGAAATCGTATCGATGGCGAAGGAGCTGCTGGCGCAGCGCAAGGCATTCACACAGCCGATTGTTTGGATTCACCAGACAACAGGCGAAAAGCTGAATAACTCTGTAATTGAGGATGTCAGAAAACAATCAGGCGCATGGATACCACTCTACCGCAAACCTAACCTTCCCCTCTGACACTATAGCGATATACTCCATACAGGAGGATTCGCCATGTCACACAACTTAGCAACACGCAGCACTGAAGAGCGCGACAAGATTAACGTGGATTTAGCCGCGTCAGGCGTTGCGTTTAAGGAGCGTATGAATCTGCCGGTTATCGCCATGGAAGTGGAGATGCAGCAGCCAGCGGAGCTTCGTGAACACTTCAAAGAACGCCTGCAGCATTACAGGAATGTCGCGTTGCAGTTTCCGCGTGGAAGCGATCCGGTTTATCAGAAGGAGGAGAAGTTATGAAAACTGAAACTAAAAAGGTAATTGTCTTCACTCGTGACAATGGTAAAGCCTTCCTGAATATGACTGTCCATGACAAGCCAAATGCCGATGGCGTCTATGGTTACGCTTTAGAAGATAATGGCATATTTGCTCCTGCCAGCGAGCACCCAATTCGAATGAAAGAAATCGAAGGAAAGCCGAGCTACTACATTGACCTAAATAAAAAAGGTTAACGAAAGAAAGCTCAAACGACCTCGCCACGGCGGGGTTTTTTATTGCCCATAGGAAACCAACATGCAAATCAATATCGGCGACAAATACGTCCTGACCGCTGACCAGTATCAGTACATCGTTCAGGAGAAGAAGACGGTCAAGGAAGGCAAGAACGCTGGCAGCGAATATCTCTCGCTCGTCGGCTACTACCCAAAACTCAGTCAGGCGATTACCGGCCTGATTCATCTGGATGTGCAATTGTCAGATGTGCAGTCGCTGCAGGCGATGGAGCAGCACATTAACCGCGTGGCATTGCAGTGTGAGCAGGCATTCAAGGGGGCGGGAAATGTGTGATATTGCAGATGAGGCAGCGGCGCTTGAGCTGCAGATGATTGAAGTAGCGCTTGCCAACAGAGAGCGTCCGACCATGGCCTTCACCGGCGCCTGTCACTACTGCGAAGAGAAAGTGGATAAGGGCTTCTTCTGCTGCTCTGAATGCAAAGATGATTATGAGCGCATTGAGCGTGCGGCTAAGCACCGGAGGGCAGCATGAGCAAGAATTACGCTAACTGGAACATCTCGCTAAACACTGAGTGTCCCAAGTGTGAAGAATGTTTCGACTTAATCGAGCAGGACGATGATTTTTGGATTGATGCTCGTTATGAAGCTTGCGAGCATGACACAAGAAATACACGGGACGTAGAAGTCGAGTGCCCAGAGTGCGGTCATAACTTCAAAGTCGATTTCTGTTACTAATCCCCCACCCCATTAACCTTTATCGCGCTCTGCGTGAGGAGTTGTTATGTCTGAATATCAGTGCTGTCGCTGTAAAAAAGTGCTCGACGGTTACAGCGCATATGAATATCGTGGCTTCACTTCATGCGAAGAGCATTTTGAAGAAGTGATAAAGCTTGTCGATGCGAAGCGCGCGGATTTAATTGAGCGTGAAGCCTCACGATTGAAGCCGCTAGCCGGTCTGGACATACATCCTGACTCGCCAATAGGTCAGGTTAACCGACGCATTCTTGGTGGAGTAATTGAAGCGGTGGCGAAGGAGCACCCAATCGAATCGGAATACCGCAAAGGCATTCTGTGACCACCACCTGCGAAGACATCACCCCGGCTGAGGTCATCATCGATTTCAGCCTTCTCGCTGCAGTAATCATCGCTTTTATCCTCGGCAAACCACCTAAAGAGTGAGTGTGGCTATATGGTCACATTTGCTTTTATTGGGTGGGTTGTTGCTATATACCGACATTGGAGAATTCAATTATGGAATTGCGCGAAGACACGCTCGTTGACCTGAAATTCATCATGGCCGATACTGGATTCGGCAAGACCTACATCTATGACCGTGTAAAAGACGGCACCCTCTGCAAGCCCATCAAAATCAGCGGACGTTCTCGCTGGAAATATCGCGATCACCTGGAGTTCAAAAACAAGCTCATTTCCGGCTGCGGCGGGTAAAATGCTGGGTAAAGAATTCTTCCAATCTGAAAAACTCTATATAGTGCAACTTGTTATGCGGTGGATTAGACGTCTGCAGGGGACACCAGATTTTCATCGTTCTCCCGCTTAAAACAGCCATCTTGCCAGAGCAAGTGTCAGTCCAGCGGTGCTCATTATTCCCGCCACAATCCATTTCGTTTGTTGATTTATCGCCTGATGAAGATCGCTTTTAGTGGCGTAGTTCGATTTGATCACCGCGATATCCGTTTTCATTTCATGAATATCCGCTTCCAGCTTTGATACGCGCTTTTCCATGTTCACTCCTTGATTAGTTATTCACTCAAAACAACCAGCGAGCCAGTGCCAACGTCATGCCCGCAGTACTCAGCATCCCAGCGATTATCCATTTTGTCTGCTTACTTAACTCCTGATGAATTCTCCCAATATCCTGATGCACTTTGCCGATCTCCTGATAAAGATCGCTTTTGGTGACGTAATTCGATTTGATCACCGCGATATCCGTTTTCATTACTGCCATATCGGTTTTGATATCGTCAATATCCGCTTCCAGCTTTGACACGCGCTTTTCCACAATTACAGCCTCTTGTAACTTGTCATTGTAATCAATGTGATAGCTTAATTTTCCTGCAAAGCATCCTACTCCAAAATCCATGGAAAAAATGCCTCACTGAGTTTGAGAATGCCTAATTGAGAGATGTGTTCAGAAAAAAACAGAGGTTCTTGCAGCCGATTACAACGGTTTAAAAGTGAGATCGTAATCAGACTTGATCGTGGCGCCATGCCGATGGCGTCACGCCATGCAGCTGACGGAAGCGGTTACTGAAGTGACTCGAGGAGTGAAAACCGCAGCGCAATGCGATTTCTGTTAGCGATAAACGGCTGAATTTCAGCAGCTGCAGCGCAGCATCCATGCGGCGATGCATCACATATTGATGCGGGGCCTCGCCAACGCTGCTGCGGAACATGCGGGCAAAATGGTATTCGCTCAGCGCCGCTTCAGCAGCCAGTTGCGCCAGCGTTAATGGCTGATCGAGCTGCGCATCAATATACGCCATGACTCGCCGCAACACGGCGGGCGCCAGTCCGCCACGCACCTGCGGCGCTTGCCATTGCACATCGCTGTAGCGTT